ACCAGATGGACGTCATCTTCATCTAACCTGTTCTTCACGTTTCTGCTATTCGCTATATCGACCGCCTTGCATATATCTACCAAGCGGAACAAAGGGTTCTCATTAGTCCCGGCTACTCTCACTTCACCGAAACGATCGTTCTTGAATATTTCGATTCCTTTCATAATACGTAAGTCTTTAAAATTTCTGACAAAATAATTTTCAATTTTGATTTACAGTGGGGGCCAAAACAGCAACCCCCTTTTTACAATGTGATTAATGATTTAACTGATTGATCTTAATTTCCTTAACTCGCTATAAAGTAGATATATTGTCCCGACATCATCCTTGAAAGTCTCGGAACGCTCCTCATTCACGGTCATGGAGTAATTAAACAGAAGGTCTATTAAAGCCTCGCATAACTCCTCTGGGGGTAATGACCTTGGAAAAGAAATCATCTAGACCGGACAGGTCAAAATGAATCTTGTCGATCATGGCATACCTCCTTTCTCCATCCCTGCTAAAATGAATGCGGATATCAGTAAGATCAACGCCTTGACATAGCCTTTGGCATCGTCAACGCTTTTACACTCGCATATACCGAACGGTAATACGTTAAACACTCTGGCGACATTTCGCCACGAAAAGAACTTTCCGGCTCTTACGGACACGGGTACGGGCGTACCGGTGGCTTGAATCGTTTGCTTCATCTGGTGTGACAGTTAGATGAATAAAAAATAGCGACCCCACATAATCCAAAAGTTGTCACACCACACATATCGCAAAGATATATGAACGGATTATGGGAGCCGCTTATGCTTCTCTCATCTTTGCTGGCCTACTCGCTTGCAGCGCCTATGTGTAATGTGACGCCGCAAACTTACGAATTTTCCCGGAAAAGCAAGCGATATTTTCATATCTTTTTAATTAAGCGCCTTCATGGGAAGGCTCGGTTAATACTATTCCTCAAGATCGGGTATAGGCATCCACATATCACATTCATAATCTCCGTAATCTTCAAACTCAAAATTCCCGGGTGTTGCGACACGTGGAGGTTTCCCGGCTTCAACAACTATATAACCACTAACTATTGCTCCATTTGATACCATCCTGCAAAGAACCATCTCATTTTCTTTAGGTAATCTTTCTTTAATGCTTACCCACGGGGATTGCTTTGCCTGCCATTCGGCACCTGCTTTGAAGTCCTCACGACAATTATCTTTGCGAAGCACATAGTCATCCGCATCCACCTCTTTGAGGACATTCTTGCGAAAAAACGTTTTACCTATGGCGTAATCCTTTGCCGCTTCTTCTACTGTCTGTCTCTTATCAATCTTGCTCATATTTATTTCTCCTTTTTATAACTTTTACAAATGTTACTTCTTGATCCGGATTTTCTTCCTCAAACCTAAATTTCTCGTTATAGAAGTCTATGAGTTCATCGAGGTCTGTAAATTCCTTTTCCACGTTATCAATGTAGTATGTCGTTTTTGGCTTGCCGTATGATAGTTCGTCTTTTCTTGGGGTGATAGTAACAGCGGAAATCTTGTTAACGTCATCCCTGTACTTAACGATTCCACTACCTTCCATAGACATACAGGACAATATCCTTAATTGTAAATCATCACGTGTGATCATGGTTACCTCCTTTAAGTAGTTCGGGATTGTCATACACTGAGCCTATAACACTTCCTTGGCACACCTCTGAGTCTAGCAGTTCACATGGATTAACCCCATCTAGGGATATGCACCATCCTGTATGTTCATATATATCAATTATTTTTTAGAAACTCTCTTTTCTCTTCATATTTCCATGTTGAGAATATAACGGCATAAATACGTCCGCTTGGAGCTTTTATTAAATCCCCCTCGTAAATCTCCTTTCCGCTCTTGCCTTTTAAGCCTGTGAACTGGCCTACGGTGTCTTTATGAATGTAATCCCATTCCATAAAAAACGGAGAGGCAGAGCCTTCATTGAATACTCCTTCATTTTTTATGATTATCATATTTTGCATTTCTGTCTCTAAATTCTTTAGTGTCGTAAGCATACCATGTACCCATTTCCCGCTTGTCGTACTTTTTCCTCTGAATTTAATCTCACGCATTTTGTACTCCTTTCTTTAAAATATCCTCACAAGCTCTACTATCGCATCTTACCAGTTTTTGATGGAAAGCACACCAAGCGTCCCCGCTTGCGTCTTCATCCTCGATAAGTAGGCAATCGCCACATTTACCCCTCCTGTATTATGACATCCCCATCCTTATCCGTGAACACGTCCACTAAATCGTAGTAATATTGATCGTCGGACGTGCGTATCATTACCTCCGCTTCCGGGTCTTGCTCTTGAAGCAATGTTATAAGATCTTTATTTCTCATGATTCACCTCCTTCCTTTAATTTATTTATAAGTAGGTCCGCTAGCTCGACAGACCATCCCACTACTTTAGAATAAAGTATACCGCATTCAGTACGGCCTTGATAATGTTGCAATTTCACAAACTCGATAGAATAGAGCTTTGCCAAATCATATCTTCGTTGTTCCCAATCAACGGCTTTATCCTCCGTCTTATCTATAACCTCTAGATCCTCTAGAGCGTTGAGTTCCTGTATGAGATCAAACCCCTCGGAATCCACATAGCGCACCCAATCCTTTTCAGGACAGGCTTCGGAAGATTTGAAGGCGATAACATCAACAATCTCCCCTGTTTTTCTTATTTTCGCTTTAATGTCAAAACAATGTTTTCTCTAAATCATAATTAATCCAAATCACCTCTTGTACCTCACTGCTCCGGATGTTATTCTTCTTGACCGGGAACTTTATCATGTTCCAATCCCCGTACAACTCCCGCATTAACGGACAGTCATAACTACTTATCATTGCCTTGCCTTTGATCGAATGCAAACGATCGGAAAGCTCACGATGCTTATCGTCAGAGAACTCGTACTTGTAATCATTCGAAGAGGCCCGGCACTCAAGCGGATAGGGTGGGTCGGCGTAGAAGAAAGCGTTTGGGAAATCAAGCCGATCAATGCAATCCTTATAGTCCAGATTGGTGATCTGGAAATTGCCCCTGATCACCTCTGCGACCTCATGCAGTTTCTCTATCGCGTTGTTCCATCGGGAGACAGTCTCTCCGCCCTTGGCGTTGACATGTTGCTTGGCACAATGCCAACCCTTGTTCTTCTGTTGCGCTCCCAACCCGAAGAATGATTGCCGGATACGGACGTAAAACCTCCTTGCACGCTCTATCTTATCCCCGGAAGGTTCCCATGAGTTATTATACTCCAGTTCGGAGCATGGGGTTAACAGCAATAACCTTGTCAACTCCGGCTCATGATCCCTTAATACCTCGAAGAAGTTGGTTATATCCCCGTTTATCTCGTTGGCCGTCTTGATAACCCTTCCCGGATAATTGATGGACACGGCCATGCTTCCGGCGAACAGATCGACCAGATGGGTGAAATCTCTTGGAAAGTTCGTGTACAGATACTCCAACCAAGTGAATTTCCCTCCGAAGTAATTGAAGGCTATAAGTTTATTTCTGTTTCCGCTCATGAATCATAATGATCAAATTAATAATTTACCCCGCTTTCTCAAAAGCCTTCTCAAAGACCTCCGGCCTTAGCAAGGCGTTGCTTATCGCCGTGAACGCCTTCACGATCCCGGGCTGCTCATTTAAGTTTATTCTCACGTCCTTTCCAGTGACCTCGCTTGATAACCGGTCACTTAGGAACTCTACCCTGCCCAAATCTAGATAGGACAGGGGATTGTACGCCAAGGGGACGATCCCCCGCATCCTTTCGCCGAAATCGTATATCGTGATCCTAGACATCTGCGCAATCATGTTTATCGTGGATGACAAGGATGCTATCCTGTTCGCCGAACCGGATACCCCGTGATCCAGCAATATCTGGCTGATCGTGTAGTAATACCGGTCTATGTGAGGCTGCACGTCCTCCTCCATGCTTTGCGTTATCTCGGCTAACGCCTCCTTGTTGGCCTTGGCTATCCGGAAGATGTTGGTGTTATAAGCGTTTATCCCCCTCTCGATAGCGTTGGCCGTCCGTTTTGCGTTATGCCTGTAGTGCTCGCTATTCCTTATGGCCTCCATGAGTGATACCGTGTAGTTATACACTTGGTCGTTCAAGAAAAGCACCATGTAGGTTAGCGAGGTGACAAGGCCGTTCGTGTCCTTGTCGATCTCTTCCCAATCGTTGTATTGTTTCATTCCTCCATCCTCCTGATCATATAATCAACAACGTCCTTTACGGTATGGCATCGTCCGAGATCATCATCAGGGATCAATATGCCAAACTCTTTCTCCAGCTCCATCAATATCTCTACCTTGTCAAGACAGTCCATCCATAGATCATCCTCCAGCTTGGATTTCATCGTAAGTGGCGTATCTTCGTTAAAAAGTCTACTCTTTATGATCTCAAATACTTTGTTCTTTATAGTTTCTTTTTCCATTTTCATGATCGTTTTATTTATAATTGAAACATTGATGTCTGTATTATCTTTTTACCACTAGGTAATATGATTTCACCTAGGCATTCTTCCTTAAACCTTTTATCTTGGGCATTGAAATATTCCTTGTCTATCTCGGTTGCGTAAAAATCAAAACCCATTTTATAGGCGGCTATACGGCTGCTTCCGCTCCCCAAATGAGAGTCATAAATTTTGTCACCGGGATTGGCGTAATTTTTCAAAATCCATAAATACAATGAGAGCGGTTTTTGGTGTGGATGTATCTTTCCCTTTCCGGTCTCATGTCCCATCCTATATCCATCCCACGGAATGGAGACAAGATTGCATGGGATTTTTTTTGGCACGTAGGCTATCTCACATTTCGAGTATTTAAACACATCGTTATTGTTGCTCATCTTATCCCAAACAATCAAATAGTTGGTATTTCCTAGATATTGGGTGTAATAATTATATCCCCATATGATCTGATCCTTGCTAATTCTTTTTAACTCATCGAAGTATGACGCATCCTTGATGGGGCTATTCTTATAGGATGTATCCTTGAATTTATACCCATTATTCCTTTTCTTCCAGTCCTCTCCTATACCATACGGTGGACCTACGATAGCTAGATCAAAGAATTTATCAGGAATGTTTCTCATATAGTCCATACAATCCTCGTTGTAAACATTGCTTATAGCCATAATATTTGATTTTTATTTACTCTCATCATAGATGAATGCAGCTTTCAACTATGATGAATGATTAAACCTTATTTGTTTTAGCGAACACCACGCTCTCATGATCCGGCCTAAGATGGGCCATGCAAGCCTTGCTGTATTCGCAGAATCTCGCTCCCTCGTCCCGGAAGACGCATCCCCCGCACGGGATCTTGTTCTGACCGTTATAATACGGCCTGTACTTTTCAACGATAATTTTCATGTCTCCTACCAACACGATCAAACCGGTAGGGGTGTTCTTCAGTCTGTTGATTATTTCCATGATTTGTTTTTTAAAATGGTTCTTCTTGTGATACTTCTTGGCTTATAGTGAACCCGCTATCATCATATTCCATAAAGTGAGTGGTCTTTGCCTCAAATTTCACGATAAACTTGGCTAATCCGATATTTCTTCCTTTCGCTATATCTATCATGGCTGTTCCTCCCACGGGATAATTCTGGAAAGGCTCAGGATAATATTTTCCATAAAGCTCAGGCCTATAGATCAGCATGACAACATCGGCGGCCTCCGCTATTTGTCCGCTGGCCCTTAATCTTGCCAATGAGGGGGCCGGATTCATTTGGTCCCTGTTTAGCTGGGACAAGGCGATGATCCATATGTCTAGTTCCTTGGCCAGATTCTTCAACCTACGAGCGGCCTCACCCATTTGTTGCTCGGTATTGCTACCTCTCATATTCACGGACAATATTTGCAGGTAATCCACTACCGCCCCAGATATGCCGTATTTGAGTTTCATCGTACGGATGGATGAAAGTATCGTGTCTATGTTAGAAGTGCTCCTGTCGTCAAAATAAACAGGCTTATCGTAGATCTTTCCTATTCCCATGTCGATACGGTTGAATTGCTCGGGCAAGAGTCTTGAATACATGATCTCGTTGGCGGGTATCCCAGACTCCATGGATATCATCCTAGCCGCTATCTGCTCTTTTTTCATTTCCATAGAGTAGAACGCTATCCCATCACCATTCTTGGCGGCGGATAACGATAAGGCTACCGCTAGGGATGTTTTTCCAGAAGACGTATCTGCCGCTATGATTATGAGATCTGATCTCTGTAATCCCCCGCTACGCTTGTCTATTTCATGGAATCCGGTAGGCGTTCCTGTTAGCTGTTTGTCATCGGATGCGTTAAGCGCCATTTGCCTTGATACCTCCTTGATCGCTTCCCTAAGGGTAAATACGCTGTCTTTCGATGTCTGGAAAAGCCCCTTGAGCTTGTCCTCTGTATCCGATAACGTGTCAACGATATCGTCCGACTCGGAGTAAGCCCTTGATATCAACTCCTCTCCGATATCAATAAATCTCCTTCTCTTCTCCTTGTCATGCAGTAGGGCGGCATGCTGGTAGATGTCGAATGTCATGCATGTGGATACTTGGCTTAACCTTAGCATGTCCGTGGAAGGGTCTATTTTCATCATCTCGTTGGCTACGGCTATCATGTCCGGTCTATCTCCTCTGCCGTCTATGTTGGATATAGCCTCGAACATGGCCCTATGGAAAGGATCATAGAAACAAGAAGGGGATAATATATCCCTTACCTCATTCAATGCGTTTCTTTCCGTCATTATCGTCCCCAGCACGACTTTCTCGGCCTCCGTATCGTGGGGGACTACCCTGTTAATTTCCATAATCTTTTTTCTTTACCTCCATTATCGTCTCAAAAATGCTATTCTTGAACTTTATGAGGCGATCGTCGTTGTTAATTTTCTTGACTATTTCCGTTAATTGCTTTCTGTTCATACGGTTTAGGATCTCTATCTCCTCGTCTGAAGGGAATATGGGCATCTCTAGTATCAGAGGAGCCTCCTTTTCCAGATATGAGTATAGATTAGTTTGCTTTATTGATGTTAGGGATTTGATATCCACTTTACCTCTAGCTTTTTTTACTTGGTTAGAAGGAAGATCCAAGGCGTTTATGAACGTCCTTTTCCAGTCTATATTAGAGCTTTTCGAGCTTTTTTTCTTCTTCCATCCTAATTCGGTGCTCCAGTAGTCTAAATACGCTTTCTTTAGCGACAATCGGATGTCTATGCCCGGATGCAGACTTTGGCGTTGAGCTATGAACTCGTCATCGTTAGATAAGGATTCATAGGCTTCTCTCAACCGATCGCAGTACACATCGAAGCTTTCTCTCCAATTATCCGTATTTTCATCTTCCTCTTCCTCTTCTCCTTCTTTTTCCCCCATACCCCCTATATTATCCTTAACTCTATTACTATCTATATTACCTATACCTATACCATAGGGGCTATCAAGCCCCTTTGAAGGGGCTACTAAGGGGCTACCAAGGGGCTTTTTAAAGAAATCTTCAATTGATTGGAAACCAAACAATTGCTTCATTTCCTCTAATCTTCTTATTATACCTCTATGCGCAGCGTTCTTAGAATTCAAGGGAAGGTTCTTTTGGTGCTTGATGAAATTACGTATATAAATATACTTACCGTCCACCGAATAAAGTAATCGTCCTTCAAGCTCCCTTAGGCCTCTTTCAACTTCTTGCTTACCTAGTACTAGATCAAAGCTGATCTTCTTCTCGTTTATTTCCATGAAGCCAGCTAGGTCGCAAAGGTCGCACAAGTACAAGAACAGAAGCTTGCTAGTCGCTTTCAGGTCGCAGAACCAGTTATCCGTCCATTTGTTCGTATCTGTATATCTATATGCCATGTTCTAGTGTTTTATTAAAAAGGAATATCTTTGTTCTTTTCTCTAAAGTCTTTTCGTTTTCTTTCGTTTTCTTTATATAGTTTTTCTTTAGCTTTAATCCTTCTTTGGGTTAAGGCTAATATTTCGTTTTCTCTATGGAAATAGCTTCCGTCATTGCCCGTCACTTTTAATATTGCATCATCGTGCTCAAGATATATCGATATATTTATATCCCATAGTAAAGAGGATATTTCAAATAAGGTTATTCCCATCTTCTGTAAGGATCTTATTGTTTCAAGTATATCGTTAAGCGCATTCTTATGTTCATCTTCATGACATTTTTCGCAAAGTGAAATCAATTGCCAGTCATCGTATTCCCATATTTTTTTATTTTGTTCGTATGCTAGATGATGTACATGAAGCGTATTATCTGTATCTCCGCATATTTGGCAAGCGAAATTATCTCTGCTCAATATTTCTAACCTTCTTCTTTGCCATCTAGGGTCTTTTATTTGTTCCTTATAATCCATCGTGCCTTCCTTTAATATATTATCCCCCTGTTATACAACTCCTGCCTATATTGCTCCAACGCCTGAAGGCATCGTTCCTTGTCCATGTATCCCATTGGCATTATCCCGGCCAACCTTGCGTTGCATCGGTCTATGCCATATTTGAGATCCCTGTTTGACATTTTCTTTATATCCATGTTATCTCTTTTTAAAAGTGTTACAAAATCTCGTGGAGTTAGCTACCCGTCCAGCGTCATGTATGATGCACCAAACGCATAGCCCCTTGTGAGGATGTCCGTTGGCGCAATCGCCACATTTCACCTTTTCTTGCTCGTCTTTCTTCTTCGCCATATCACCAAGTCTTTATTTTTATTGGTAGATCGGCGTACCACCAAGCCAGAATCGTAGCGTCACGTTGGTCTTGGTTCGTTCTCTTAGGCAAGGGACCGACTATGTAGGAGAGTTCCTCATGGGTTATCTTGCCCTCGTCCCCTTTCCAATGCTTGGTCAAAGGCTTTACCTCCTCGCAGGGAATCCCTATGTGCTCGCACATCTGGAGAAGCAATATCCCGGTTTGCTGGTTACGACCTACATACTTGGCTATCCTCTCGCCGGATTTACCCCTAGCCTTATGGTAGTTGCTTTTTTCGTTAAGCCATCCGGCCTCGACAATGACCACTATGTCTACCCCCTTGTATCTCTCTCTTGCCTCCTTTATGAAATCGACCAACACAGGGAAGGGGAGGCTCTTTAGAATTAGCTGTCTCGTTGAAGGAGACAGTACGCATATGCCGGATTTATCTATGTCCGGGTCAACGGCTATCACTAAATCATGTTTTTTCTTTCCCACGGATTCCTCCTTTCTTTATCGTTTATTAGTAAGAATATGGCCAAGATCACTGCTATAAGTCCGAGTATTGCGGTGATAAGGTACATGGCCATTGTCAAGTGATCTAAATTCTGTATTGTTTCCATAATTATATGTTTGTTATTCGTGGACGCTGCCGGGATCGAACCGGCCTCTTTACGTCATGCGCACTCCGTAACGTTTCATCCCGGAATACTTACCGCCCGAAATCCCCGCATATCCTCACGGACGGCGGGGATAAAAACTAAATCTAATACCATGAAAAACACACTCTAATATTAATTATCTGTTTTGCCCTTTGGTACGCTATCAGCGTCAAACGGGAAGATGTCCATAATAAGGGTCTCGCTTACCATTGCCAAGGTATAATCCGCCAAGGTCCCTTTCATATTCTCCTCGAAGCATGAGATCGCTTCCTTTAGGCCGCTCGCCTGTACTATGAATCTGGCCGCTGTTTTCTTCTCTATGCCGCTCTTCTCATCAAGCGTGATAAAATAGATCTTAATCTCATAAAATCTATCACCGTTATCGTTAAAGAATAGTTCCGCTATCTTTTTACGTGTTATGTCGGCGATAGTGAACTCTCCGGTAATGTACGGCCTTAATTCCTCTATCGTGCGTGCTTCAGCCTCCGTATAGGAGAGGGCATCCACTAAATAGGGTTCGACCACTCGTTTTTGCATGCCGTTCTCCAGCATCTTCTCATATGCGACCTTGCTAATAAACCAGTTTCTCATATATACTTTAATAATTAATGTTATACTTCTTTCTTTCGTATTGTGGGACATACCCTTTGCAAGGAGTATTCCCGTCAAGTAAGGCCGATTCCGGCCTCACAGTTTCCCCTTCTTTTTTAGACGGGTCTGTCCAATGCCTCTGCCGTTGATGGCAAAGGCAATGTCTTTTAGAACATGCCTCATTGAGGCATAATATCAGTTCTTTCATCTTGGATTATTTTCTCGAGTTTCTTTAGATCCTTTTTGGCCAATCTTACGGTATCGGCTATCCTTGGTCTTCCCTTGGAATCCACGTGTTCTAGGATAACCGATAGATGGCGGGACAGTGTTTTAATGAAAGACTCGGATAGCTGGTACCTTTTAGCCATGGCCGTTATTTTTTATAAAAACCTTGGAACCTCACGATACCTAGATACTCGGGAGATTTCATTAGTCCGTCCCCCATGCCGCCCAACGTCTCGGCTCCCGGCTCGTCAAGGACAACCTTGGAGTCAATCTCCTTAGGTACACGGAAGCATATCTGTACGGGGAAATTCACCTTAGCGTCTCCCGTGATCACGTTAACCGACGCTCTTTGCGTAGCCGCCATGATCCGGAACCCAAGCGATCGTCCCTTTTGTAGCAACATCTTCAGATTCTCCTCCAATGACTTTTCACGACCGACCGTGCGTAGTTCCATTTTAGGCTCGAGGAATCCGAAGGCGTTCTTTCGCTGGCCAACCTCGACCATTTCCTTTATGTCAAGTTCTGTTCCCGAACGGGAGGACGCTACCGCGTCGGCGAACTCATCGAACACCACCAGCGTTTTCCATGATGCCCTCGATTTAGCCCTTTCTTGCATATCCTGTACGAGCTCTTTCATCTTGGCCTCTATTTCTTCTATATCATTATAGACCTTTATGTATTTCTCGGAGGAATAATTACAGAACTCGTATTTCGGATCGAAAATTACGATGTCCCGGATACCGGCTAAGCGGGCGTATTCTATCGTGGATATGATACACACGGATTTACCGCTACCGGTAGCTCCACAAATCAAGGCGTGAGGCGTGGAGTTGTTATCGAGATCCCACACCACGAGCCTACCGAAGTTATCCGTTCCTATGGGAATCCTCATGCCGTCGATATACTTCTTGTCCCAATACAAGGACTTGGTTCTTTTCTTCGGTGATTCTATGGAGAGGTAGGATTTTTCCTCATACACCATAAGCTCGTTACCCATCCTTATGGATGGCACGTCCAGCGCGTTCGCTATGTCTAGCTTGTATTTCATCACTGTCGTGATCTTTGTCCCAGCGGATACCTCTAGCAGATACGTGTCTGACGAGTACCCGTTAATCTCCTTGGCCACGTTCACGATCACCCCGAATGTCCGTAGGATATGCTCTATTTTCTCGCTGTTTGTCATATTACTATTGGATAAATCATATTGAATGAATGAGGAAGCGTTCCTCTTGAACTCGGATATTACCTTGGGGTTTACCGATCCAAGGGAAGCGTCCCGTATTTTTTTCTGTCTCTTCGATATCAATTCCTTCTTTGACTCGGGCACGTTGAAATCATCGACCTCCGCTATCAGCGTCTTGGCCCAGAAATTATAAAGCTCGGCCCTGTCCACGAAGTTGTCGCTATCGTTGATCATGTACACGTAATCCGGATCGGACACGGCCTCTATCATCCTTTTTAGCGGCTCGTACAATATGGCCTCGTAAAGTTTCCTCGTGTCGTTATCGAGATTGATCACGAATTTCTTCAACTGGGAGGAGCCGTCCTTGTTTTTCGAGATCTTGTTCTCCACGAACCATACCTCGTCAACATTCTCCCCGAAGCGGGACTCATAGCACTTAACGTAGGTCATCGCCTGTTTCCCGCAGGTAAACGTTAGTTCCTCGTCATCGGTGAACTTGGCCCTTGACTTATGGTCTATGATGACCGTCCGACCGCTCTCCGTCCTTATCGCCAAGTCTAGCCTAGCGTGGCAGGGCAGGGGGATGTCCACCCCGTTTACCGTTACCCATTCCTCGCATCTTAATTCCACGGCGATTATCTCCTTGATACCGGAAAGATATATATCCTTTTCCCCGTAGAAGTTATTGATAAGCCTCGTGGCGTTCTTGGTGGCCTCGATCTTGCATTCCTCTACGGTAGGTGTCGTTTTCTGTATTTTCCAATCATTCGGGTGTACCTCCTCTATGTATGAGAACGCTACCCTCTCCATTTCCGTGATCGGTATTATCTGCCCCTTGCGCTGTAGCTCCATGAAGAAATACTCCAAGGCCGAATGATAGGCGTTACCCGCCACCGTGCTGGAGGATGATCTGGATCTTTCCCGGTAAATCTCCCGTTTCTCGAACTCCTTCTCGTTCCGGGAGAAAGAGGCCACCTTGCTGTAACTCCAAGAGTCGATAAGGTAGTTTGATAAATGCTCCTCCAGCTCGGCGTTGGTATAGGATGAGTACTTGTTCATGGCATGTCCTCTTTGTTTTTGCCCTTAGACTGTCTCATCGCCTCCTTTTTTTGATCGACATCTTTCTTTGTCTCACGAATTGGAAGGATTAGATCGTTTACCGTGGTATCCCCGTCCTTTAACGCTTGTATGATCCCGATCAGCATGGCGATCTCGTCGGGGCCTATCTGATTGCTGGTCTGTTTGCCGCATAGCTTAATGACCTCCTCTTCCGTTATGGCGTATTCGTTCTTGAACTTGTTGATGATATTAGTTCTCGTTTTTAATATCTTGTCAGCGTCGGATAGATCCCCCGTGATGAATTTTTGGGCGGCTTGATAGACCCTGTCCACTATGGCCTTGGGGATAACGGCGAATACGGAATTGCGATAAGCTATGGAGTTGGCGGCGTTTCCCGTTACGGTAATCATGTCGTCTGAGTAACGTTTCCCCTTGCTATCCACTATGCTCCTGCGAACCTCGAACGCGGACGCTACGTTTGTCTCCAGATCCCAGCATGTACCCCTGCTGATGATCTGCTTGTCCGTTATCTGGATAACCTTGGCCTCAGTCCTGATATTACCCCAATTGGATACGATTATCTTGGCGAGGTGTACGGATGGCCCAGTAATAGGTTTCCCTCCCCTTGGCAAGGCATAACTGCATGACCTTGCCGTGTCTTGATTCATCGTGGCCATTACCACGGAATTATCAATACTCCTTCTGATATCCCTAGGATATCTTTTCGCGGTCGCAACTTGTGAGTCCACGTTTGCTCTCTCAACCGCATCTACCTGTAAAATTTGTACTTCATGGCTTTCTGCTGGAAGTACCTCGTAACTGCTTGATTCCATGATTATTTATTTTGAATGATTTCCTTTACCAATATAAAGTGCTGGTTTCCCAATCTCGTTGATACCGATCTTCCTCATATTCCTCGTTGTCCTCCTCCCCGTCGTACTCCGGTTCGCCGTCGGGGTCTTTGATGTAGATGTCTCTCATATATCTTGATTAGTAGGCCTCCGGGAGTCGAACCCGGCCATCCCCATGTTAGGGGCGCTCTACCGATAAGCTAAGGCCTTGAATTTATTCGATCTCGATAATCTCGAATTTTCCTTTCTTTATATATATCTTATGATTGTAGTAATCTTTGACTATTCCACGATCGGAAACTGTATTTATGTTTCCAGCGCAATCCTCGACATATGAGTTATTGCAAGCCTCGACCGTGGCAGAGTTGTAAGCCTCGACCGTGGCAGAGTCGTAAGCCTTGACCGTGGCAGAGTCGTAAGCCTTGACCGTGGCAGAGTTGTAAGCCTCGACCGTGGCAGAGTCGTAAGCCTCGACCGTGGCAGAGTCGTAAGCCTCGACCGTGGCAGAGTCGTAAGCCTTGACCGTGGCATAGCCGCAAGCCTTGACCGTGGCATAGCCGCAAGCCTTGACCGTGGCATAGCCGCAAGCAAATGATTCAGTATCAGAGGCGTGTTCTTTTCTTGTGTAAATGCCAGCTTCGGTTAATTCCTCCTCAGTAAAGTTTTCTTCTAGGTAATTTGCGTCAATCATCTTGGACGTACTCAAGACCCAATACCAATTATCGGTTATAGCTTTCAGCAAGTCTTGTTTGCTTTTTGCGTTTAACCCCATACTGTATCCATCTTGGCAAGCGTGATGTTTTTTAGCCCGTTCAAGCAGATCTTTTTTTAATTCTTCGAATGTCTTCATTTATTTATTATTTATTAGTTCTACAATATCTTTTCTTATCTCTATTAGTTCTTCTTTGCTAAGTGTCTTTAATTCGTCTAGGATATCGTCCCTCTTGGATCGGTTAGGCCTTGAAGGGGCTTGCACCACATATAACACCCCGAAATCATTTTTCTGACTCATAAGTCATTATAACTATTTGGTGTACCACAATAAAGATTGATATGATCGCTAGGATCAAGAGGTGAATATTGAGAGGTTTTTCGTACCACTCAAATATTGACACTATTGACATTAGCCCTAGTACGGTAGCTGCAATCATCCTTAGCGAGAAGATGATAATGCTCTTTATGGCCCGGAATATCTTCCAGAACCATGCTTGGTTTCTCTTTATCATATATATTGTTGTTTTTAAAAATCGGAAGAAAGGCCTCATATCCTCACGGACGGAGACCTGCGTTGCAATTGTGACTGATTTTCTGATTGAATAAGCACCCCTAGGGGTGAAACGTGCTCCCTGCCGGGCTTGAACCGGCGACCTCTCGCTTATGAGGCGAATGCTCTCGACCAACTGAGCTAAGGGAGCGTTTGCCGGGGAATCCCACCCCGGCACAGTTTAAGTAAAAACTAATATTCCCTAATTGCCTGCCTCACGGCGGTATTGTAAGGTCTTGGTAGCTTTATTACACATAAACAGCAAATAGTGTGAATTGTGATAGTGGTAGCCGGGGAACTCGCACCCCTTGTAACCCTAGATAATAATATAACTAGATAACCGGATTTCCACCGGACGTACTCCTTTTTAGTACGATATGAAGACGGATTAAAATTGTTTCTGCGGTTCGCTACCTGCCCTAGCCATTTCCTAGGGTGGAATTCTTCTTTCTTTCATGTGATTAACTTGGTTATTAATAGGTCTATCGGTTTTATTCGTTTTCTTCCTCTATTGTATCATCCAATAACTTGTCGATAGCCATGATAACCTTATCCGGCAACTCCTTGGCGGTATCATTAGACTTGAGATATTCTATGGTTCCGCCTATTCCGATAATCATCAGCATATCCCTTTTAGAGGGGATGAACACTAGCAAAAAAATAGGGATTGATATATAGGCGGCACATTTGATAGCCATGTCCTTAAACTTGGAATCGTTTTCAAAGTCATCTTCAATAAACCATCCGAGAATATATATGGAAGTTAATATTCCCAAGATAAATACTGCGATTATCGCCAACGTTTGTATGGCATCTAGCCTTGTGATCCAATAAATCTCATTCATGTTGTTATTATTTTAAATGTTCGCTCCCCCACAACCTCCAACGGTTTCGAACCCGAATCATAGACGGGTAGGGGAGTGTATCTTATGCGTTAGATAGACAGTTTGACACCGATACGGAAATATCCGTACTTCACTGACACGACGTAATATCTAACCTTTGTATATACATTATTAAATATGTAGACTCCAACACCAGAACCGATCAAACTACATCGGGAGCGGGGATCATCATCCCTTCCGGTATCTTCGCCTGTCATAACCTTACCCTCCATACCTATATCTCTTACGTATATCCTCTTATGGGGATAAGGATTTATTCACTAAGTCAAAGAACTCTTTTTTTTAGTAGCCCCACCGGTAATCGAAACCGGATATCTCCTTTAGGGGAGGAGCGCTCTATCCGTTGAGCTATGGGGCTTGGTTGTGTTTACTTGTTCAGTTTTACTCCCCTGTAGAGTTGTAATGCTCTTTTTCTTATCATGTAAGAATTAGGGGAATTAGTCATTCCCTTTAAGGCGTGTCTAATCGTTACATCGGTTAATCCCGTGTCCTTGGCCAAGGCTCTTATTGAGCCATGCGGCACTATGATCTCTTCTAATCTTGCCATATCTTTTTATTTATCTGTTCATATACGCTATAAGGCCGGCCTTGCTAAACACCCTTTTCCGGCCTTTATGAGCGTGAGGTATTTCCTTTATATGTTCCCTCAGATATCGGATAGATAGCTTGGTGATCTTGGAGGCTTCATCGAAGCCAACGAACTCGTCCTCTTTCTGGGCCTCTTTCTCCAAAACGGACTCCACGATCCTTTTTACCTCCTTTCGCATGAGGGGAATCAATTCCTCGGCTATAAGCCTTGCGTCGTTCCTTGTCATAGCGTTTACTTTAATCTCGTTACAATCACGTCATCAATGCGTCCCGCTGTTTGTATCGTAAAATCATATCCTTTAGTCTTCAAGTAATCCACACCCCTTTTTACCTTTAAGTATGGTATGGTCTTGTTTTTTATGATTGTGGGTTCTCCTATATTGAATCCCAATAAGATTTCCTCCAACAATTCGGAGGTTGTCATGCTTGTCGTAATCATATTATTTCTATTTTCACTTCGAGCGCATCACATATCTTCGCAAGGATATCTATCCCAACGGAGAATTTACCGTTCTCAACGTTGGAGATAGTTGCGGCTCGAAGGTTGGCAAGTTCGGCCAGTTGTCGCACCGTGTAGCATCTTTCCTTACGTATTTCGGCTATTCGTTTCCCTATTCGTTCACGTTCATTCATTCAATCCCTCCTCTCTTACTATGTTTTCATCTTCCCACTCAGCCCAATCGCAATACCATTGAGCCGCAGGTTTTATGATTTCCTTTTTTATCATTTCGGAATCATATTTGACATCAAGCGTGGCGCAATAATGTAACGCCGCAATCATTGGCTCTTTAATGCCAAATCTATTGGTATAGCTAAACTTTAATGTCGGAACATCCGGATTTAAGGCTACATCCTTCCTGCCAAATATTTCGATGATACTGGCAGAACGTATGTGCATTATGACATTTCTCCCATATAGGGGATCCCCGCCTTTTTAGTGACCGGAACCTTCGATGAAGGCGAACTCGGGCAATGTTAAATTCATGATATATGTCTTTGTTATCTTTTATCTCCATTAGGCTATATCTTCTATCGCATAGTCGCCAGACGCAAAGGGGGCGAAATCTTCAACAATGGTAGCAATGCGCATTGCGTCCTCGTCAGATATTACGATTTCCATATTTTCATTACAAATCATTTCTATCCCATTATTTTCTAGAATCTCTAATAACTCGCTATTTTCGCAATATAATGTTTTCATGTTTATTGTATTTATTTGATTATTAATTAATATAGATATATTTATTTTTCAATCACTTCAAGATCATTTAAAATCTTGATAGCTTTTTCTTTCCCCAAGCTTGCACATTTCACAAGGGCCTCATAAGCGGACAGCCTATGACCTCCATTAATGCCGGCATAACGAAGAATTGAAATAAAACGAATGTGAGAGATTGACTGCCCTTTATAAATGTAAGTTGTCATGATATTATCGCTGAATTGTTACTGTTGCCACCAGCTCTATTGTTATGATGCAAAGATAAGCATAATATTGTTTGCTACCAAATAGCGTAACGGAAATATTTATAGAATTAACAACAATTAATATTCCAGCCCTGTGTTATCCTTCCATCCTTTTTTTGTTTGATTATATCATTATGTTTCCTTGTTTTATACGGGCGATGTGGTCTTGGTATACGGCGTGTTTTCTTCCTCTTTTTCCTCCAGTACCTTTTTAAGCTGATATAGACTCAAAATATCATACTCAAATGTCGGATTGTCCCAATTTTTCCGGACAGAGTTCGTTTGGACAGAGATAAATTTTCGTAAGTCAAAGATATATTGACATTGTGACAGTCTTATCTCGTTAAATGTTATCTCGTAGTTATCAAACCACGCAAGCAGTTTTTTTAGTTCCTCGTTCATGATATAAATGATTAACCCCGCGAATATACCCAATTTAACCTTGCGATTTTAGGATATAAATAATTTTGTCTATATTTGCTTCAAGTTTGTGACTTGTATTATTGATTGGATATTATGTTTAACAATATAATATAGGTCACTTATGGATTTTTATAACAACTCATCTCAAAGGCAACAAGTGGACGTTTACTGTCCTGTCCATCATAATTGGATTGGCCACTATGATTATGGCTCCAAGGGGGTCTATTATTGCTGGTGCAAGAAATGCAAGAAAGAAATCAAAATCGTTATGGGAAAATGAAGAGGTTAACACAAAAACAAGAGAATTTCTGTAATTATTATATCGAGTGCGGCGGAAACGCTTCCGAGGCGTACAGGCGTGCCTACTCTTGCGATAAATGGAAGGATAAGTCCGTATGGGAGAAGGCTTCGGCTTTATTGGATGATGTCAAGGTTCAGTCAAGGGTAAGGGAACTGCAAGAGGAGCAGAAAGTTAAATCTGATATAACCAAGGAGAAATTACTGGGCGAGTTAGGTAACATAGCGTTCTCGTCCATAGCCCACCTTCATAATACATGGATAGAACGCAAGGAGTTCGAGAATCTTACGGACAAGGAGAAGTCGGCTATCAAGAGCATATCTACTAAAATTCTGAAGAAAAATATAGGGACGAGCGATGACCCGGAGATCATTGACGTGGAATATGTCAAGATAGAGATGCACGATAAGCTGAAAGCCATAGAACGTATCTGCAAGATGCTTGGCTTTGACGCTCCAACCGTTGTAGACCTTGGCAAATCGCTGATCGGAATAGATACCGGAATAGATGATTAGTGTTCTATTTTTAAATAAATGGCTATGTTTGTTAGAAAAAATACGAGGTCTATAATTTTATAATTGTTCTATATTTAATATTTTGGGAGCTGAGACGGATAACAGGAGGATAATAAGCTACAAGAGGTTCAATCCGAACTTTCACCATTTGAAGCCGGCGTTGGGGAATGACGATATAAGGTTCATCTTCATGTACGGGGGATCGTCTTCCGCCAAGTCTTTCTCAGCGGCCCAAGCCTTCCTGTTGGAATGTATATCCAAGGGCTATAACACGATTGTCTTTAGGAAGACCGGAGCAACCATAGCGGACAGTATCTACAAGACGTTCCAAGAGGCGGCTAAATCATTGCATATAGATACTTTTTTCAAATTCCAAGAAAACCTTATAAGGTGTTTCAACGGTTCCTATATCCGGTTCAAAGGGCTGGACGATCCGGAGAAGATCAAGGGTCTCGAATCTTATCAGTACGTGTTTTGCGAGGAGATATCCGAGTTCGATGAATCCGACTTGAAACAGATAAGGAAGCGTCTCCGTGGTCGCAAGGGACAGAAGATCGTAGCTCTATTTAACCCGATATCGGAGGATCATTGGATCAAGAAAAAGATATTTGATACCGAGACATTGACCGAGGTGGACAATCATCTGTACGGGAAGCTCAAGGATAGCGTAACGGGTAAGATACTGCCAAAGGAATATTCCGAGGTAGGGAGGAAATGGGTCAATTCCGAGCGGACCATATACAACCCAAGAAAAAAGACTTACGAGACGCACCGCCCGGATATGGTTATCATCAAGTCCACCTATCTTAATAATTTCTGGGTTGTAGGGTCTCCTGATGGCACGTATGGCTTTTATGACGCTCAGACGATAGCGGATTTCGAGAGGGACAAGGAAAGGGATTACGCTTATTATCTGATATATGCCTTGGGCGAGTGGGGGACGATAAGGACGGGTGGAGAGTTCTTCCACGCCTTCGACCCCGCCAAGCATAAGGGCAAGTGCCCATATGTCAAGGCTCCTTTGCATATATCGATAGATAACAACGTCCTACCTTATATCTCCATCTCTTTTTGGCAGGTTGAGACCGGGGATATAACGAGGATAAGGCAAATTCACGAGGAAACCCCGTCCGATCCGTTCAACACGGTCACCAAGGCCGCCGAGATCGCCGTTGAATATCTGGAGGGGATAGGGCATGATGATATGGTCTATCTTTATGGGGATGTATCGACCAAGGCCGGGAATACGATAGATGACGATAAGAGGTCTTTTTTCGATAAGTTCAAGGAGGGTATAGACAAGAGATTCCGTAGCGAGGACAGGCTGCCCAGATCGAACCCTTCCGTATCCATGACCGGGGAGTTTATCAACGCGATATATTCTGGAGATATAAAAGACGTGTCCATCATGATCGACGAGAGTTGCGAGACATCGATAAACGATTATATCACCGTAAAGAAGGATGTCAACGGGGCGATGCTCAAGCAGAGGGTAAAGGACAAGATTACGGGTCAGTCCTACGAGAAGGCCGGTCACCTTAGCGATGCCAAGCGTTATTTTGTCACGGAGATATTAAAGGATAGATATACGGCTTTCTCGTTGAGAAGAAAAAGAAACACTATAAAAGAAAGCGATATGAGATATTATGATCAAAGCATGGTGGATTTGTCCGGATTGACCGGATTGGTTGAGATTCATCCGGATAATGGAGGAAAGTTCGTTTACGCTAAGTGCATGGTCAAGGGAGGATTTGTTTACATTACGGACGCCTCAGTCCTTGATGATCGTATAAAAGAGGAGGATATGGCCTCAAGGCTGGGGAAAGGCGATCTTTTGGTGCATGTTGAATGTGATAAGTTCAATGCTACATACGTTCGAAATCTAAGGGATTATCTCAATGACGTTCGAGGCAGGAGCTTGCCAGCGAATGTTGCGGGAAGAATAGAGGCACATTCTGAATTTATTCGGGATCATTTTCTTTTTCGTAAGGATTACGATGAAGATGACGGATACTTGAGGTTTGTTGAAAGCGTCTTGGATTATAGGGAAAAATCGGATATTGAGGCTATAAGCGTATTGTCAGCATTGGCTGAGCGCATAAAAAACAAGACCTAGTAATTTTAGTGATAATTGTTTGATGTTTATCCGAATATTGTTATATTTGCGGTAACATAAAAATAAAGAAATTAGAGCCTAAGAGCCATACCCGGCGGGAGTCGTATCCTGCGGGGTATGGCTCTTTTTATTTGTACGCTATGAGTTGGTATGACAAATTATTGCCTTCGATATTGAGGTTTGGCACTCGATCTAGTGTCAAGTCAATGCCTATGCTGGGGCATGTCGGCCAAGTGCATGTGGACAATGGGGGGAATATATGGTATATGTCCGGATTATCCTCATTGCTTGAACGTAATGATTTTAAGATTGATATGTCATCTATTCCCGGAAAGGCGTTAGCTCTGAGAGTCTGTACGCCATTCGCTACCGTAACGGACAGGGCCGGCTCCATGTTCTCCAATGGCAAGTTTTATGTCGTGGACAAGAATGACAACGAGCATGGCATGTATAAGACAAGGGATGGAAAGACCGACTCCTTATATCCCCGATTTGAGAAGATGAGAAGATTCCTGTCTCGTCCAAATCCATTGCAAAGTGGAAGGCAGTTTAACAAACAGGTCGAGATGACCATGAAAGCCTTTGGCTTTTGTCCGATATTCACGTTAAGGCCTATACCGGGAGAGTTGCCCATATCCATGTGGATCATTCCCCCGGAGTTGTTCCACGTGATCCTTAGCGGGAAATTATGGTCTCAAAGTGATTTGGATGGGATAATATCAGAGGCGTACATAGAATGGAATGGAGAGAGGATCAACTTGGAGAAGGATGATTATTTCATCGTGTCCGACTCGACCGCTATCATTGGTGGGTATCAGTCAGAATTAAGGTTTGAGACTACGGTAGATAGCTTGTCAAAGCCGGTAAATAATTGGATCAACCAGATGTCTGCCCGTAACACGTTGATAATCGATGGAGGCCCTAAGGGTATTATATGCGATGATAGTGGCGGGGACGTATATGGTAATAGTTCCTTGACCTCAAAGGAGCAGAGGGAACTAAACGATAATTTCAAGAGAAAGTATGGATTGGTAGGAAAGTTGTATTCCATATTGGTCACCACGGCCAAGCTGAAGTGGGTACCGATCACGCATAGCTCCAAGGATCTGATGCTTCATGAGGAGGATGAGTCGTGTCGTAATATAATATCGAACGCTATCGGCCTTAATCCTAACGTCTTGATGCCGGATAGCAAGTTCGCCAACTTGCAGGAGGCCAAGACCGCCGCTTATCAAGACTTGATCATACCCGACTCCGAGAACTACACGGAGATCCTTACCGAGAATATCGCCTATGATGGAATGAGGATAAGGCTGGATTACTCGCATATATCCTGCTTGCAGGAGGACAAGCTAAGCTCCGCTCAAGCGTTCTCTACGTCTTCCACATCGGCGAAGGATCTGTACGGCATGGGATTGATAACGATGCAGGAGGCGAGAAGAGAGATCGCTAATTACATGGACATAAACCCCGATGATCCAGAGGGGGATTTTAAAGACAACAAGGAGGAAATCAGTAATGAAAGTCAAGAAGAGAACAATAGGGAAGCAATATAAGCGGCTTCCTTTCGACGTGAAGGAAATGGCGTTGGATAGCCGTAAGATCAGCGGATACGCCGCTATTTTTGGCGTTAAGGACAAGGCGGATGATATCTTGATAAAGGGATGCTTCGCTAAATCCATAGCCGAGAGAGGCCCCGATAGCCAAGCGAACGATAAGATCATCCTGCTGTGGATGCACGATATGAGTGAGCCTATAGGTCGTATCACCAAGCTCATCGAGGATGATAAGGGACTTTATTTCGAGGCCGATATTGACGATATACCGTTAGGGGATAGGGCTATAAAACAAATGGAATCAGGCACTATCAATCAGTTTAGTTTTGGGTACTCGTATGTATGGGACAAGATTGATTACGATGAGAAGATGGACGCTTATATCGTCAAGGAGGTCGTGTTATACGAGATTTCCCCGGTATCCATAGGGTGTAATGGCATGACGGAGTATACTGGACTCAAGTCTGAGGATGACATAGCCGAGCGTATCGAAAAACTTAGGGAGGATATCGATAGTGAGTTGATCACCATGTCTGTCTCCAAGAGATCAAGGATGCAAGAATTATTCGGAAAGGTATGGGCACTCGCTAGTCTTGAGCCGGAGAGGGGCCGAAAAGACTCCGTGGGAAATCCACTCAAGGACAAGGGAGCCGAACATGCAAGGAAGAGTCTATTCGATATAAAATTCAATTAATAATCAAAAAAAAGAGAACAAAATGAGAGGTTATTTGAAAAACAAGAAGTATTGCTGGATGATGGCGGTATTCGCTATCGCCACGTTAGTGTTATCAATGTTGTCTCCAGACACAAGCGTGGTGTCTTTGGCCGGTCTAGGGTTGCTGGGATTTGTTGATCTGGAAAGCATGGATGAGGATCAAAAGAAATTCATCAAGGGCTTGGACGACAAGTTAGAGGAGATAAATATGAAGTTCTTGAAGGACGCTCTTCCTAAAAGCGAGTACGTCAAGGAGCTTACGAGCTTAACCGAAGCCATGAAAGATTTGAATGATAACGTATTGTCCGATAAGATCGACAAGAAGGACTTTGATACTTTCAAGGAGAACGTTCTTGGAGAGCTCGTTAAGATCAAGGGAGCTATGGAGAAGACCGATGAAGGTAAGTTAAAGGTCAAGACGCTGGAAGACCAGATCAGAGACCAGTTAAAGGCTTATATCAGCAAGGATGGAAGAGGCCGTGAGATCGTGGACCTAAAATCGGCTTGCAAGGCTATGCCGGGTAATAAATTGAATCTTTCCATTATTCCCAATGTGAAAGCCAATACGCCTATCACGTCGAGCGTAACCACAACAGGAGTCCCTATGAGTCCGGGTGTGGTTTTCGACTCATCTATTTCCACCCCACCGTTAGCTGAAAGCGAGATCCGTCAGTTCGCCAATGTTGCCACTATAAATGCCCGTACTATCATCTATACTCAGCTTAAGGATTCACAAGGTGACGCTGAGTGGGTTCCGGAGGGAGGACTGAAACCCTCCATGACCGCAACAATCGAGGAGAAGAACGTTACAGCGGGAAAGGTAGCCTTGACCGCCACGTTGACAGAGGAGGTTCTTACCGATCTGCCGCAATTGGTAGCTGAGGTCAGGAGCGAGATCATCTATAAGATCGGAGTGGCCGAGGAAGAGGGCATATTGTTCGGGTCTGGATCTGATGGTAATATCAAGGGCGTTTTCTCTGATATTCCCGAATATTCGCTTACGTCCGTAAAGGTGACATCGCCGAATAACTTTGACGCTATAGTAGCGGCATACACTCAGATCGTATCGACATCCAAGAGAAACTATTCCCCGAATTTGGTTCGGGTCAATCCCGTGGATCTGGCGAACTTGAAACTCACCAAGGACTCGTCCGGCGCTTATCTGTTCCCCCCATTCACGCTGCAAGACGGTACATTGATCTCGGGAGTCCAGATCAAGCCATCCACGACTATCACGGAGGGTGAGTTCTACATCGGGGATTTCCGTTATTTGAATATCCGTGACTACCAGCCGTTGAGCATCACTTTCGGCTGGGTTAACGATGATTTCCAGAAGAATCAGGTGACGATGGTTGGTGAGAAGAGATTGCTTGCTTATATCAAGTCTAATTACTTGACGGCTTTCGTGAAAGGTAAATATTCCACGATCAAGGAAGCCATTGACGCTAATCCGGCAAGCGATAGCTCGGGAATTGGAAGTTAAACTATAATAAGGATAGATATGAAAAGAAAGAGAACTGAGATTGGTTCGGCCAAGGGCTATAAGCTTGATTTGGCCGAGGTATATGAGATCACCTACGCAAAGAAAACGAAATACCATAATGTGGGAGACAAAGATTTTGTGTCATTGCCGTTGGCGATCATGTTCATAAACGACAAGAGGATATTATCAACCTCGGAGATCGACGAGGCTATTTCCAAGTATGGAATGACAGAGTTGCTCAATAGCTCCAAGAGATCAAAATAAACCGTTATGTTGATCGATGAGACATATTTCACTGGTGATATTCATATAGACGGCTTGGTGCCCTCCAGCGGGGTGCCAAGCCTCACGAATGAGGCCATAAACTTGGAGTTCAAGGCGTTGGCCGCCAAGTTCGAGAGGGATTTTTATAGGCAAATTCTAGGAAAGGATAACGCGGACGCTTTCGTGTCTTTCTTGGACTTGTTGGAGAAAGATCCGGATAAGGCGGATGAGAGGAGATGGCTGGATCTAATGGAGGTATTGGTCGATGATGCCGGAGGGACGCTCGAGTCTCCTATAGCTTACTATATCTATTTCTTCTATCTTAGAAGGAATCAGTTGGAGGCTACTCCCGTGGGAGTCACGGAGGCGGACGCTAAAATTGTCCCTTGTAACCGGAAGATGATTGACGCATGGAACCAGATGGTGTATATGAACGATTACCTGTCGAAGTGGCTCTTTGATCATCGTGATGATTACGGAGGGTATTTTTTCGATAATGATATGCTGGAAACGATAAATCAATTTGGCATATGACAAATCTGGTGGATATATTCAAGGATATAAGCGTAAAGGTAGGGAACCGGCTTGGGGTTGAGACCGGATTGGACAGGAATGTGCCAGTAAATTATCTTTTCGGGGATTGGCCTTATATATCCAAGGCCATGGAGACTATTAGCAAGTCGAGGTTCACCGAGAGGGACAGATACCCTTTACTGGCGTTATTCACTCCCTTCAAGGAGGTTAGGGACGATCCTGATACTTATTGCACGGTCTCAGTGGATATATTGTTAGCGACCCGGACATTGTCGGATTACAGCAACGAGCAGCGTCTAGAGATATCATACAAGGGGCTTCTTTATCCATTGTATGACATATTGATTGACGAGATAAGTAAAGACCGTAGATTCGATACCGGTTCAAGATCTTTCGTGAGCCACACGAAATCTGATAATATGCGTTACGGGAGCCGTGGCGTATATGGATCGGATGGGAAGACCCCTTTCAAGGACTTGTTCGACGGGATTGATATCTCCGGTATGGAATTAATTATTAAGAATAAAACATGTAGATAATTATGGCAGTAAAAATGTTCAGGGACTGCGGTTCCGAGATTTTCAATACCGGCACGAGCAAGTGTCCGTTTGTTCCCGACTATATCAAGGCGATCATACTCACTCCAGTAGGTATGACCTTCAAGGTATCCGATTTTGACACGAAGCTGGGAGAGTACGCCCACTCCGACCGTCCGAACCGTGTCTATCCGATCTCGACGATAGCGGAGTACGCCACTTCCGGAGGCGAGGCACAGACATCGGCTACCGGTTATGGCTCGTCCAAGATCACGGGTTATAGCGAGCTTGTCGAGACTTACACGATGAACGATTATGACGAGGGCTTGCGAACCAATCTCATGAAGCTCAAGAACGAGAGCATGAGGGTGATCTTCATCGACAAGAATAATGTCGTATATGGCGAGAAGACCGATACGGAAGGTGATTTCAGGGGATATGAGCTCGGTGCCGTTTATCCGGGTGGACAGAGGTTCAAGAGTTCCGGAGAGAACGCATCGCTTACGATCAACCTCGTTTATAAGGATGTTGAGAAAGCATGGATGAACGCTATATCTTTCACTAGCGATATCGATATCTTGGACGAGGCGAAGGGATTGGTCTGGGTGGATGTCAAGAAATTACCCGAAGGAGAGAATAAGTTTAAGGTGGTGGAGCATTACGGAGGTTTTGACCTTACCGAGATGTACGGGACGTTGTTAGGTAACTCCTCTGTATGGAATAACGCTTCTGCGGCTACTTATAACGCTGATGACGGCACTCTTACTTTGACCCCTTCATCCGGCACTCCCGCGCTCAAGAGGCCATCCGAGTTATACGCCGAGGACGTTAAAGGAATAGAGCAATGGTCATAAACGGGGTATCGTTCAATGATGAGGCTTGTCTCGGTATGGGAAGGAAGGCTTTCGTGAAGGCTCACGAGGGATCTTTCTTCCTTGACCGGGGAATGGCGGATCGAAGGAGGATATTAGGTGACGCTTATGATATAATGGAGAGGAACCATGGGGACGATAGCGGGAGTGGCGAACGCCGTGAGGATGCTGGAGAAGAACTTCTGGCCGGAGGTTACGAACAGCTTGAGAGAGAGCGGGGGATTGATCCATGACTTGATCACTGATCAACTCATGTCCGGGTTAGACGAGAACAAGGAGCCTTTGAAGCCTACCTATCTGGATGACCCGTATTTCGTGGAGACGACGAAGACCCCAAAGGCGGCGAGGGCCAAGGCCAGATGGTACAAGGCGATGAAGGAAAGCATAACCCCACCTAGATCCTCCGACATACTCCATCTTCCGCCACGAGACCCTAACACCCCAAATCTTATCATACGAGGCGATTACCACGCCAGTATAACGCCGATCGTGCAAGGCGGCAAGGATGGTGGCAAGATAGTCACGAGATCCATCGGTTTCTATGCCGGTGACGACGCTTTAGAGAAGAAATACGGCCCCGGTCATCTGGGTTTGACCACGGAGGCTAGGGCTTATTTGATTGAGGAGCGGGTTGTCCCCGCATTGGATAAGTTATTCAAGAAATACGGGTTCAAATGATAAAGCCGTGCAATTGCGCCTCGCAGAACAGGGCGATGGCCACATACGAGAACATAAGGAGGCTGGCTATCAAGATGGCCGTTTCCGATAAACGCATTTACGTGCTTATCCGTAAAGCGGATGGGACGTTTGCCTTCGAGCCTTTAGATGCCATGGTGTCTAAAGGCGATATTGTTGAATATATCCATTATTTATAAGTAGTATGGCGAATATATACACGACATGCGACGAGATACCCTTATGCAAGTTCATCGAGATGTACAAGGGAAATCTTAACGCCCTTATAAAAGGAGGGAGGACCAAGCCCACCGATGGGGAGTTAAGGAAAGCGGCGATGGGGCTTATCGACGAGTATTCCGTTATAACCGGGAACAAGAATATCGCTATCGAGATAGAGGATCGGTCAAGGGTGGTGGATTGCAATATCAAGCTTATCCTGTTGGAGTCAGCGGATCATTTGATAGACGCTATGATGTACGCTGATGCTTCGGATATTCTTGGCAGGGTAGGTATCCGCATGCCGGAGGAGCCGGGAGAGCAAGATCTGATCGTCGCTAAAAAGAGAATCCAGTCCAAGATGTCACAGGTGAAATATAGCCTGAGCGTTCTGGATAGGAACAAGTCTAAGGTGGTAGACCCCAAGGATAAAGATTTCACCCGTGAGAGAATGATCGTGTCCACCTATTTCAAGATGCGTATCGACCCAGACACGTTCACCGCGGCTGAGTACGGGAATATGATAAGGATTATGTTTAACCAATTAGAGGACATGAAGAATTATGGCGGGAAACGAGACTAAGATCACTGATATAGTAGGGAAAGAGGCGTTTGATCAACTGGAGCGTCTGGATAGGAAATTAGCGGATACGCAGAATGTCTATATCGGGTTGGTAAAAGAGATAGGGAAAGGGTTGACGATAAATCCCTCAAGCTTGTCAGAGTTGAACGCCAAGATCGAGGAGTACAAGAAAAATGTATCAGCGCTTAAAAGCACGATTGACACTCTCAATAAGACCAATGACCAGTACAAGAGAAAGATTGATGAACTGATAGAGGTTAACAAGAGATATGCGGAAGCGGCTGGGAGAGTTCAGAATAGTTTAGATCAATCATCCTCTTCCATAGCCAAGGAATCAAACGCTATCTCGGAGAACATGAAAGCCAAGCAGCAAGAGGTTGTCATAAGTCAGGAATTGAAGGGACTCATTGACCATACATTGGGATCTAGGGAGGAGAATATACGCAGGGTCGCTCAAGAAAGGACGATATTGGCCCAACTATCCAAGGAGAAAAGCCAATTGAATAAAATGGAGAAAAGCGGGGCTATCTCAACTAAAGATGCCGTGCAAAAGAGGCAGGATCTGGTAAGGTCTGAATTGCTTCATCGAGAATCCTTGAGAGAGCTGTTGAACATTCTTACGAATGAGACAAAAATGATCAACTCGGCCAACGATAGTTATCAAGAGCAATCGTTGCAATTGGAGAGGCTGAGAAAGGCGTATCGGATGCTTTCCACGGAAGCCGCTAACAGCAAGTTAGGGGTAGAGTTACAAAAGAATATAGCGGCTTTGGACACTCAGGTAAAATCTGTTGATAAAAGTCTGGGACAGCATCAGAGAAACGTGGGTAATTATGTCTCCACTTGGGATGGAATGGGAAACGCAATCAATCAATTAACCCGTGAGTTTCCAGCATTCTCGGTATCGCTCCAGACCGGATTCCTCGCTATCTCTAACAATATCCCTATATTGGTCGACCAAATATCTCGGATAAGGAAGGAGAACGCCGCCTTACGTGAGGAGGGACTGAAAGGTGTTCCCGTATGGAAGCAAATAGCTAAGTCCGCTTTGTCTTGGAATACCTTGTTGTCGGTTGGTATAACTCTACTTACCGTATATGGTAAGGATATCTTTGAGTGGGGTAAAAACTTATTGTCATCCTCTAGCTCGGCTAAGGCCGCTTCGGAAGCCCAGAGAGACTTGAATTCATCCACCGGGGATTATGCCAAGGCTTTAAAGAACTCGACATCATCATATGGGGAGAATCTTGTAACATTACGCAACTTACAAGCGGAATGGAATAATTTAGGAGATAATCTCAATAAGCAGAAGCAATTTATCATTGATAACGCCTCTGAGTTTAAGAAATTAGATGTGTCAGTTACGGATGTTAATGACGCTGAGAATCTGCTAGTAGATAATACGGATGCTTTTGTTAAAGCAATGGCTTTGAGAGCGCAAGCAACGGCTGCGCAAAAATTAGCTCAAGAAAAATATGCTGAGGCTTTACAAAAAAGGATTGAAGCCGAAAATCTACAAAAAAAAGCAGATGAGGCAAGAGAAAAAGGGCAATATGCGGCTACGGCTGTTATGCAAGATACTAGATTTGGCGTAAAATCAGTGAAAGAACTTGCTGAGGAGAATGCGAAGGCTATAGAAGTGGATGTTAAATCTTTGAATGATCAAGCTGATGCTCTTGATGAGGCAGGATTCGCTTATTTCAATTATAACAAAAAGCAGATGGAAGCCGCAAGGAGTGAATTAGAGAGCGCAGGTATAAGAGAATCCTCTAACGAGGAGAAACTTAAACGACAGCAGGAGCAAATAGAACGAGAGGCCAAGCGTAGGGAGAAATTAGAGATGGAGGCCGAACGGAATATTCAGGAGGATCGTCTTAATGTGATGGATGAGGGGTATAAGAAAGACCGTCTTCTCTTGGAACAATCTTTCCAGAAACGGATAGATGACGTAAAGACGAAAGGCGTAAGGGTTAATGAGCAAATCGAGGCTATTGAGGCTGAGAGAAGCAAGAGGTTGGCGGAATTCGACCGTAAGATCTCGGAGCAAAGGGCTAATGAGGAGGCTCAAAATCGTCTTGCGATTGCAGAAAAGGGAAGTTTGCAAGAGCTTGACGCTCGCTTGGATATATTGCAACTACAAAAGGATAAAGAATTAAGAGAGGCGGACAAAACAGGCCAAGACAGGGCGTTGATAGAGGAAAAGTATCTAAAACTAATAGAGAATCTATATAATGATTACGGAAAACGTCTTATGTCTACGGAGCAATCTCAGAACGAGATACTCCTTTCTCAAAGACAGATAGAGATAAACGAAGAGCTTAATGCCTTGACTAAACAATATGAGCAAGGTATTATCAAGAAAAAAGAGTATGAGAAACAGAAATCGGATCTGGAGCATCAGTATGCTATGGAGTCTTTACAAAGTCAATTAAGTATACTTGAATCAAATCTGTATTTGTTTGAAGGCGATGAGAGGCTAGAGAAAGAGAAGGAGATCGCTCGCCTCCGTGTTCAGTTATCGAAAGAGACCAGCGATAAAATCATAGAGGATGCCAAACGAGAGGAAGAGGAGCGAAAAAAAGTAGAACAGGCTAAAAAGCGCTTGATACAAGAATCGATCTCTGCTATCATATCAATCGGTAATTCATTATTCCAGCGTCAAATAGATAATGTAGATGCGGAAATAGAGGCCAACCAAGAGGAGTATGACGCTAAGGTTGAGACTATAGACGCTCTTGCCGAGAAAGATATAATAACGACAGAGGAGGCCGAGGCCCGCAAGCGTGCGGCGGAGGAAGAGACCAGCCGCAAGAACAAGGAACTGGAGAAGAAAAAAGCTGAGTTGCAGACTAGACAGGCTAAGTTCCAGAAGTCTATAGATATAGCTCAGACTATTGCGGCCACAGCGCAAGCGATAATGGTAGCTTACAAAGATGCGGGACCTATCGCTGGAGCTATCTTTGCGGCGATGATAGCGGCTACCGGAGCCGTGCAACTAGCCACGATCATAGCCCAGCCCATCCCCAAATACGCCCATGGTACCGACAATCACCCCGGCGGTCTGGCTATCGTTGGCGATGGAGGCCGTAGCGAGGCGGTACTGGTAGGCGATAAGGCGTACATTACCCCGGATAAGCCCACCCTGCTGTCATTGCCTGCGGGAGCCGAGGTCGTTCCGGATCTCAATGATCCGGCCTTCCTTAGCCGCTTCGTGGATAACACGTATTGGCTTACCCATAACAAGAAAGGCGAGCCGGTTCAGATCGTCAATAATTTCGATGCTGAAGGGATAATAAGGGCTAATAATGAGATAAAAAAAGAGATAGGCAAGCTATCTAAAACCATATCCAAGGGTAGCAAGAACATCGATTTCGAGAATTACAAGAGATCGAGGATGAATTGAGCGTAAAACTTGCTTTTCTTATTCTTTCTAGTTATATTTGCTGGACATATAAGAAGACAGTAGAGCCTAAGAGCCATACCCAATAGAGTCACGTCTATGGGGTATGGCTCTTTTTGTTTTTACTGGTCAGCCTACCACGACAGGCTAGGAAGATTTTGGGCGACAGCGGTCGCTAACAGCCTCCTTGATACGATGTGTTGTGGCTCGTGTCGGGGAGGCTTTTTCATTAAGAGGTGCCAAAGTAATCAAAATAACAAAGTCGTTTTGATCTTGTGGCTAAAATTGCGGGAGAAAATATTTTGAACAATTAAAATTTTAAGATATGGAAGCAATTAAAATTTTTGAGAACGATCGTTTCGGTGAAGTGAGAGTAGCCGGGACTAATGAGAACCCTTTGTTCTGCTTGGTAGATATATGCAAGGCGGTCGATATAGCGAATAGCAGAAACGTGAAGAACAGGTTAGATGAAGATGACGTCCATCTGGTGGACATCATAGATAGTTTAGGTAGAACCCAACAAGCGGTATTTGTATCAGAAGCCGGGATGTATGATGCGGTATTAAAAAGCGATAGCCCAAAAGCTAGACCCTTCTCTCGTTGGATAACACACGAGGTTCTCCCTTCCATCCGTAAACATGGGGCGTAAATCAAGCAATATAGAATATTTTTAATAGCTAAAAACTTAATAATATGGATAGTTTAGTATTTAAAGGCAATAATGGGCAAGTTGTTACTAATAGCTTGCTAGTAGCGGAGAAGTTTGGGAAAAGACATGCGGATGTAATTCGCTCAATCGAAAATTTACTAAAATCCTCTGATGAAGAACTGAACGCAAAAATGCGTTTAGCTTTTGTATCAAACACTTATGAGGATTCTACCGGGAAAAGTAATCCTGTATACATTATGAATAGAAAAGGATTCTCTATCCTTGTTATGGGGTATAACGGGATTAAGGCTCTAAGGTTTAAGAATGATTTTTATGACGCTTTCGAAGAAATGGAGAAAGCGTTGAAAGAGCAAAGCAAACCTCTTTCATCCGCACAGATGTTTGCCATGCAAGCTAACATCAACTTGGAATATGAGAACAGGATATCCAATGTGGAAAAACGAATAGAAGCGATAGAACAAGAACGAGAAGAAAATGGAAAACTCCTTTTGGCTATTCCTGTTTCAACGGAAAAGATACCGGAAATGAGTTTAAGAGATAAGATCAGACAGATGGTTAATAGATACTCTTCCGCCCATAATGTGAAACAACAGGATGTTTGGCGCAAGATATACGATCAATTGTACTATCTATATCATATATCTATTCGTAGCTATAAGAAGAAAAACGGAGAGTCTAATTTGGATATCGCTGAGAAGCATCGTTTTATTGAGTATATCTACAATATTATCTCCAATATGATCAGAGAGAAAGGGGTTGCTTGATTATTATGGTTGCTCAAACAAAATATAGACATGATTTGGTTTAGTTTTCATAATCCTCCCTCATGTCGTGAGACAGCAAGGGGGATAAAAAATCCCCTCCAGAGCCTTTTGGATGGAGGGGATTTGAATTGGGTTTATAGCGAGATCTTGAATCTCTCTTTTCCGCATTCAATGATGTATTTGCCTTTTGGAAGGTTTATACGGGTATCTTGACCATTGGATTTACCTTGATATCTCATGATTCCTTTGAAATCGTATACTCTAATATCAGTATTTTTGTCTATGTTTTTTAATATTAAATATTTACCTATTCTTGAAATGGAAATTTCATGATAATCCTCATTAATAGATTGAATAGATACAGGAGAAGATGATAGGTGTTTTATATTATAATCTTTCCATAGATCGTGTTGAGCATATTCTTGAAAAAGTTCATCAGGAACATAAACATTTAATTCTTCATTCCAAATGTTTATCGAATTAGGATATATGAATACAGGATTCGATGATTTCAAGTACAAATTATCTATTTGCGTATCTATTGCTTCTTGTTCTATCTCCTCTAAAGTAGAAGGTAATATTATATTTCTAGTATGTTTTAAGTTGAAAAAAGCATGTTTTCTTATTGTCTTAATGTCTTCTGGTACTTGGCAAATTTTTTGGTTGGAAGCATTTGCGTATATAATGACATTTTTTTTCTTCATTTGATATAAGACATCCATTTATAGATTCCAAAAATGGATTTTCTTTGGAAACGGTTATTTCTTTAAGGTCATATCCGCACGACAATCCTCCTTCTCCGATGTATCTTAATTTTTTTCCGATGTCTATTCTTTCAATTTTACTTAATCCAAATATCCAATTACCAAGCTCTTCCGTACTATCAGGTATACTAATATATTTTAAAGGACAATCCCAAAACGCATTATCGCCTATATAAGTTACTTTGCTGGGGATTTCTATTTTCGTGAGATTTTTACAACCGGAAAAAGCTTGCATAGGTATATCTTGTATATTATCAGATAATCTAATATTTGTCAATGATTCAAGACTGTAAAAAACATGTTTGTCAATAAATTGAACGCTATCATACATGTATACACTTTGAAGTTTATCGCAATGCGATAATGCCCATTCAGAAATACCAACAAGGCTCTTTGGTAGTATAATCTTCTTTAATTTATCACATTCGCTAAATGCGTTATTTCCAAGTACGTCATTCTCCTCTATGCAGCAAAGATGATTTTCATTAATATAGTATCCATCTCCTCCCTTTCTTATATGAGCATCACTCATGTCTAATATGGCTAATTTCCCTTCTCTATTATCTATTCCGAATTGGCTTTTCCCCAACATATATCTGAGTGTGGCTATATCATCTGAGTTAATATATCCATTTAAAGTTAGATTAGTGATTTTAGAAATACTATCTCCTAATATTTTCGACAATGAACCGGCCTTATCTACTTCGATGAATGTTGAATCTTGATTATTCCCAAATACATAGTTGGATAAAGAAATAAATAAAAAAAGTAATATTTTCCTCATGACTTGATTTAGTTTAATTAATGATGAGACAAAGGTAGATAATAGTGTTAACAAAAGCAAATAGTATAGAAGGGAATTACATGTTCGATAACATATTTCTTAATTTAAGTAGTACAAACCTTGTCTACCTCTTTTTTCCGAACAACTCGGAATGACTACCAATTCTAAGCAAGTCGATTATTTCTCCGTCAATCCAAATAAGAAGAAAATCCCCTTCTATATGGCACTCCATACAACCTTTATACTCACCTTTCAACATGTGAGGTTTGTATTCTTGTGGAATCGGATGGTCATTTATAAGCAGATTTGCGATATATTCAAAAGCTGCGATTTTTTTGGGGAATTTCTGAATACGTTTGAAATCTTTCTTAAACTGGCTTGTTGGGTGTAATTTCTTTTTCACTTCATTAATTCCTCCATCAAACTATCCACGCTGTCGAACGTTTCTTTATTCTTGGTCGTGCGTGCTTCCCTTATAGCCGCTATCGTTTCCTCGTTTGGCTCGGAGTATACAGCGTCCATCAAGGTGCTCTCTACAAAATTATTCAAACTCCTGTTCGCTTTCTTGGCTTGTTCCTGCAAGACTTGCAACAAGTCCTCACGTAAACGGAACGATGTTTGCTTTCTTATTACTGCTTCCATATTACTTATGTATTATATTGTATCGCAAAGGTAATGTATTGTATGCATAAAACAAACTTTCATGATTTTTATTTAGAGGATTGCAGGTTATATCATTCCATCTTAATCTTAACATCCACTTCAACAGGTATTGGTTTTTGACAATGGGGGCAAATGATCGTTTTGCTACTATTGATTTCATCAGAAAAGAAATCCCCGACTTTACACCCTATCACATTTGCTATCTTTTGAAGTGTTTCCACCGTTGGGTTTTTATTAATTGATTGAGATAAAGCACCTCGTGTTATAGGCTTACCGTTTTTGCTTTCCCATTCCGCAGCTATACGTTCGATAGTATAACCTTGAGCCTTAATAATTGATTTTATGTCCATCAGATGAATGTTTAGTTATTACTAACGGCAAAGATAAATATAAAAATGATATATGATTAGGAATAACTATTCGAAATATAGTTTTTGATATATTTTAATTAAACATTGGACTTGTGTTAAAGATTAGTTAAACCTAACGATCTACTTGTGTTTCGTTAGGTTTAACTATACATTTGCATCATCAAAATAAAACAACAGTACAATGGCAACACAGAAATACAACAAGAGCGAGATCATGAAAGACGCATGGAGATTATTCAGACTTTACCGAAAATTCTCTTGGTCTTTTGGCAAGTGCCTTTCTATAGCATGGGATAATGCCAAGATAGAGATAAAAAATAATGAGGCCAAGGCCAAGAGATTGGCAGAGGAAGAAGCTAGACGCATCGAGTATCGCAAGCATGTTGTCTTATCTCATGTCGGTATGGCTAGCCTTTACGGTAACAGGGTTTATTCGGGTGATTGATAACTATACATTAATAATATAAGGATATGGAAACGATAGAAGTATTGAAGAATGTGCAAAGGATTGCGTTGGAGTGTATGATCGGAAGGAAACCGGTACATATAAACGTAGGCGTAATGCCGGAGACGGGCGGTTTATGCGTCACCGTACAGGACAGATTTCACGAGGTGGTCTACATGGAGATATTCAATGACTGGATGCCGGATCACAAGGAATGGAATAAAAAGACCTACGATAGATTCATGAGCGTAATTAGCGACATGACTTGCGTAAGGCTTGCGGGATAACTCGAACGACGGGGAGAGGATCGGAAGTAGATGCCCCTCCGGTAATACGGCCGGAGGGTTTGGTGGAGTTATTTCAATGATAATTAAATGATTGCATGAAATAATAAGAAATAGGATGATTTTAGTATCTGATGGTATTATTGTTTATCTATCTGAAATACATTGATATAGAGTGTTAATAAAATACATTATTTAGAATGGTTCTAAATTAATGCGATTTTAGGTACCGTTATCTGTCCTTATCTATCCGTTTTGTTTTGTGCTTAAAATAAGGATGTTGTTTGATTATTTTTTAATTATAAACTTTGCGCATGGGAATACCAGAATTAAGCGGGAATAAGTTCTCCGCTATAGAGCAAAAGGAAGTCTTGGTCAAGTTGATGGACTTTGACGGGGACAAGGAATTATGGATTCACTCGGAACTTGGTGGCAACACCATGACATTCGGGATGGAGGAAGCAAGGCGGTTAAGGGATTTCTTCAACAGTCTCGATCTAAGGGACTAGAAGGATGGCCTTGTCGGGGTTCGATTCCCCGGCCACTACAATCAGTCAAAGTAAATCCCCGAAAGCGGAAGTGACTGAGCCGCTAACGGGGATATAATTAGTAATTCAAACAAAATTAAAACAAAGGTATGAAAGATTTATCATTAAACAAAGAGACAATGAGTTCAATCGAAGTATCTGAACTTACAGGGAAACGTCATGATGCTATCTTGCGTGACATCAGAAACTTACTATGTCAAGGGGTAAACGCCCACAATTTTGTGGAGGTTGAATATGTAGATAAAAAGGGAGAAGCAAGGCCTTGTTTCGAACTAACTAAGAAAGGATGCCTGATACTTGCTTCTGGGTATGACGCTAAACTTCGTGAAAAAATTATCGATCGATGGGAAGAACTGGAACTGGACAAATCTCCGAAAACTTTATCCCCTGCCGAGATCATCCTCCAGCAATCTCGTCTTCTTGTTGAGAACGAGAGAAAGATAAGAGAGCTAGAGGCGACAACCGTTAAACTTCAAAACGATCTTGAAGAGGTGAATCAGAGAACCACTGCAAACCTTAATCAATCCACCATTGTCGCTTACGTTACTAGAAATAACATCAAGCTGGAAGTTACGAAATACGGTGCGATGGGACGAAAGGCTACATCTATTTGCAAGAAGCGAGGCATAGAGATCACCAAGATAAACGATGTTCGCTGGGGTATGGTAAGCGTTTATCCGGATAGCGTGCTGGACGAGGTGTTTAATAAGTAAATTTTTGTGACCAAATAATTATTCGAGGTACGGCGTAAGTACGTACGGCCAAGGCTTTAACCTATTGTGACTTGAAAATAATTGTGAAATATTAAAAGATTGATTGAATATGAAAGAGAACGAGATTAAAAGCATCGTCGTGAAAGCCGACGGTAACGAGATCAAGGTTGATCACGCTCATGAGTTGGTAATAGGGAGCTTGACCATAACCCCGGAAATGATGAGAGAGATAAAGAGTATGTCCACTTGCCTGTTCTCTAAGGATATGGACGATATGATAGATACGCTTATCAATTTGAGTTGCGAGGGTAATTACGAGGACGGGTATATCATGGACAAGATGAGGGCCGTGTCATGCGTGAGGGACTTCTTGAGGGATATCGAGAAATCAAGATCAAGGGCTTGATATTACGCAGACAATAGTTATCTTTGTGACAGAGCCAAAGAGCCGTACCGGAGACGTATTTGTCCCCGGGCGGCTCTTCTTATTTATAAGCGTATGATAAAAGCTGTATTATTGATAGGGGGGAAGAGGTACGACGTGACGGATCACCTCAAGAACTGGGAGGATGTGGAGATATCGGCTAAGAGGAAGGATCTTGGAGGTGTCGTTCGATCCTTCTCCAACAAGTTCGAGTTCGTGAAGGGGGCATACGACCTTCTTGAGGCCGAGTACCTATCCAATTATACGAAAGCCTCGGCCATATTGGTGATAGGCGTGTTGAACGATAGCTGGGGGTATAACGAGAAGTTTCGTTGCAAGCTCGATTTCTCCACGTACCAGAGCGACGGGTATACGATATCCATAAACGCCATTGATGATAGCGTAGCGTCTATCATCAACGCCAACAAGTCACAGGTATACGATATCCCGGTGTCGGAGCTAAAGGAGAACGTTTTGTATTATGACAGGATCTATCTTAACAACAATACGAAATGGTCCATAAATCCAAATGTGGATCAAACGCAAGATGACGTATATGAGGTTATCATAAATACAAAAGACATATATACGCTATTGCCAATAACTTATATAGATACAAATTTTGCCGTAAAGAACATAATAGATGTGTCGGATCAAATATTGAGTATCCATGAGGCTACTGGCGACAATTATATGATAAAAGGGATTACGCCACATCCTATAAAAATAAGAATTTCCTTCAGTATCAAAGCTGGTAAGACTAGTGAGGAGATCGTATTGGCTTTGTTTTTTGTTATACTAAACAAGGGAGGGGATATTTTACGGGAAGAAAGGACCTACATACCATTATCGGATACATATATAAATATAGATAAGACATTTGACATATCATTAAATCCGGATGATAGATTTGCCGTTTATTTCAACTCGGCGGGAGGTCATAGCACTGATATTCATTTGACAATTAAGGATGTAAAAGACATATCCGTATCTTATATAGGTCGAAATAAGCCGGTGGAAATAGACACTTTCTCTCCTAAAAAACTATTATCCTCGTTATTGTCAAGGATGGGTGTGTCATTGTCCAGCGATATCGTCTCCGGTTCCATGCCCATACCTTGGATGATGGCCGCTGAGAGCGTGAGAGGAATAAAGGATGCGAAGGTCCATACGTCCTTCTCCAAGTTCTGTGATTTCGCCAAGGCGTTGCTTGGGTATGATTACGAGATACTGGATAATAGCGTGCGTTTCCGGCATATGAATGATTTCTTCGTCAATGAGACGAAAGAATTGGATCACGTGAGCAATATGGAGCTATCCGTGGATGAGTCGTTGATATACTCTGGGATTGAAATTGGATTCGACAAGCAGGACTATGATGAGATAAACGGGCGTGACGAGTTTCACTTCAAGAGCAGTTTCAGCACGGGATTGGACATAAAGGACAACATATTGTCATTGATAAGCCCGTATAGGGCAGATTGCTACGGATTGGAGTTCCTCGCTAACGAGCGTGACGAGGAATCCAAGGATACGGATTCCGACAATGACATATTCATTGCCCACGCTAGGGAAGATGGGGATAGATTAGTTCTGGTAAGAGAAGAGAATGGGGGAGCTATATATGCCGTTACGGGAGTATTGTTCCCCGACACTATCTTTAACGCCTCCTACTCGCCGAGAAATATGCTTCTCGTCAATAAGGAAAGGCTCGGGATATGCACGGATTACCTGTCTTTCACGGCCTCGGACGGAAACTCCTCAATATCGATAGGAGGCGTATCGGAGACCCTTCCTATATCCCTGCCGGTTAACGACCGGAGGATTAGGATCGATAAGGTGTCCTTGGAGACCCCGGGGTTATCCCCGTTCCCGGGTAATTACAGGGGCAAATTATCGTTCTCGTACGCAGGGAGATCGTACGAGGGATGGGTTAGCGAGATAACGGAGAAGATAGGGAAATACCAAACGGCATCCTATTCGCTGATATTGTCTAAAATTACATGAATTTGTTTTGACAATTGATCCTTATCCCCTATATTTGTAGGACATAACAAAAAAGAAATTAGAGCCTAAGAGCCATACCCGGCGGGAGTCGTATCCTGCGGGGTATGGCTCTTTTGGCGTTTATAGGCGTATGATAAACGTGAGCAAGATATCACCATTGCTTTTTGACGTGGGCTATAACGGCATCGAGATGGAGCGTGAGTATGTACAACGCTTCTCTAATGTCGATAATGTAACTGTGCAATGCGTAGTATCCCCTTCCATCACTTTGTCAATGAAGCTGCAAGACCTCTGTTCTGGTGTGATATCTACGTTATCGCCGGTGTCGCATAATATCAATGACTCTAACAAATTGCTTGAGTTTATCATCCCGCCCGGCAATAGTGTGTATCGTGCGACAATTACCGGAAGCGGCGATCATTCAAGCAGCGTGCCATTCCGTTTCTGCGGCCAAGACGAGCTATCGGATATGGTTAAGATGTCATATACAAACCGAGATAATATAACATCGTTCGGGGCCGTGTTCAAGGTCGGTAGTTCCCAAAGGGTGTTCAGCCTGTGGATAGAGGGGGGATTCAAGTCGGACGGGCATTCATTAAACGTTAGCAACGAGCAATTTAGGACACAGGGACAAGAGATCATAGAGCTTTACGCCGTACCGTATCAGGTGGACACGATCACGATAGGGGATAACGAGGGTGTACCTTTCGAGATGGCCCGCTTGATCAATAACATATTTTGCCTTTCGGACGTGAGATTAAACGGCGTTAGGTATGTCCGTAGTGAGTCTAGCGTGCCCGAGAGACAGGTGATAGCTGAGAGATATCCGCTGTTTAATTACACGATGAATATAGAGAATGCCGAGAACGTATCTTATAATGGGTTCACAGAGCAGGATGATGGGTCATGGGTGACAGGAACGATAAGTGTTAATGTCGATAACGCCAAGGATGGTCAGGTCTTGGTGTATGATGATTCTGTTGGAGCGTTTGTTAATCAATCAAATTTGGATTCGTTATGAGCAAGAAGAAATTAACCAAGCATATATGGTACGGGTCTGATACCGTAAACGAGAACGGCGAGTTGCAGGCGGCTCCTCCCCCAAAAGCCGTGGATGACGGAACGGAGGAATGGCATCTGTCAGGCATAACCAGAGGCGAGCTTTACCTTAACGATTATGAGGAAGATCCCTCCTTGTTTGTCTTATGCAGGGATGGTAAAATCAGAAAGATAAGCGGAGGGGGAAACGGGAATAAAGCCCCTTTATATTGGAAACTTGTTGACAAGGACAGCGACGGCAATCCCCTTCCTGAGGACAAGTGGTACATCCTCACGGATTACCACGCCAAATCGGTAGGGGACGTTGTCGCTTACGCTACCTCGGATCACGACATTGTACTCCCTCATGCTGGCTACAACATGTTGGGTGCTGTTATGGTAAAGGAGGGTAGTGGGCTCATCATTGATTCTACCACCGGCCTATTGTCGCTGGATCCGAATTTCGGCGGCAAGGGTAAGATCTATTATGCCGGAGCGGGCTTGCAATTACTGAACCAACCTGACACGGAGGACACGCAGAACCAGTTCGCCGTGAAGTTCGGTAACGCCAAGGGCACTGTACTGGAAGGAGACAAGCTATACGCCGCCACATGGTGGGGGCAGAAACTCAACTCCAACGGGATAGCTACCGGGGCGATGACAGGCGTGCCGAGCATCAACGGCCTTATACACCTTAACAGCGACAAGACGTTTGACGTGGCCAAGGATAAATCGGCGCAATGGGTCCGTTTCTCGGGCGGGAACTCGATTAACGGGATGACCGGGACGAACGCCGTGCTGTCCAACCTATACCTCAATTATAAGGACGCTAGCCATTATGTCAAGGTGGACGCCAGTGATAACATCCTTGCGACCGGTGATGTCGTGGCCTACGCTGCCGGGAATTATGATATCATAAGTCCTATAGCCGGTACCGGGGCGTTAGGCATGGTCAAGGTTGGGAGCGGTCTTAATATAGCTACAGATGGAACGCTGAGCGTGGCGGGTGATGTCGGTGGTAGCGTGTCTGGTATAACGAAAACAGGAACCGGGAACGCCCTTACGGATGTCGAGTTGAGTGAGGACAAAAAGATAATAGCGTTTACAAAGGGACTTACGTTCTGGCATGCCGGGAATGATGGCTCTGGCTCTGGGTTGGACGCTGATCTATTAGACGGATGGCATACGAGTGAAATAAGAAGGAGGATATTGTCATTTGAAAACCATGCCAAAAATTCAGAAAACAAATATAACCCAGATGATATAACAGATGGTGGTATGATGTATAATTACGAAAATATGACCAATTGGTTAAATATGCCTTCCGGATTTTCATACGGTTCAGTCATTCGTTTTTATCCATATCAAAAACCTCTACTTAATGGTATGTTAGCATGGGATATAAACCACGATAGCACAACGGATGTAACAAGGAAACTGTATTTTCGTGCGAATGGTAATGTTAATAACGTGAATACATGGGGGAAATGGCATGAGATAGCGTTCACGGACGGAAATATTGCGTCAGCCACCAAACTCCAAACAGCCCGAACTATTTGGGGGCAGTCTTTCAACGGCACCCAAAATGTTAGAGGTAATATGAGTGACGTGGATCATATTTATATGAACAATAATAATAACTTTTTCATAAAAGATACTAGTGGGGCAAATATTAGTACAGTAACACTAAATTCACAAAATGGATTTTATCTAGGCTATGGGGTAGCGGAGAAGAATTACTTATCATGTTTAGAAGGAAACATAATTTTATTTAGGACTACTACTTCTCATACTGAAAGGATGAGGATCGCAAATAATGGAAACGTTGGTATTGGTACTACAAACCCCGGATTTAAATTAGAAATAAGAGGTGCATCGCCATTGTTAGGACTTAAAGCCGATGGTACGGCAAATGTATCATATACATACATAGGCGGATATCACGCTAATAATGGTACATCATTTAGAATAGTAGAATCAACTTCAACTGATCTATGGTTGCAATATGGTAAAAATGGTGTAGCATCATATAATTTTCATCTAAGCGGGTACTTAAATACGCGTTTGAAGGAATTTAATATTAATGCAATTGATTCAATATTTAGTGGAAACGTGAAAGCGGGCAGCGATGTTGTCGCTTATGCTACAGGCTCAGGAGATATTGTATTGCCAATCGCTGGTACAAACTCACTTGGTGCCGTGAAGATCGGGTCTGGTATATCTATATCAGCTGACGGAACTATATCAGTATCTGGAACCGGTACTATCGGGGGGATATCAGTTACAGGAAATGGCAATGTACTTACAGACGCCACGCTCAGCTCTGACAAGAAGATAATAACGTTTACAAAGGGCTTAACGGCATTGACCACTGCTAATTATGCTGCTACACTAGACAGTAAGTACGTGAAGAAAGCAGGGGATACGATGACCGGGGCGTTAACTATAGCTTCTAATACAATAAACAGCCAATTGACACTTAAATCAACTGTTAGTGATGCAAAAAGTAAGGCCGCAGGTATAAAATTCATCGCTGCGCAAGACGCAACACAAAACGTGATATTAAGACATGAGTATTATGATACGTTTTTAGCTGGATATGGGATCGCTATAAGCAAGGAAGGCATTTTAGAGGGTAGCGACCCTAATATGTTTCTGTACAACACAGGCCGTTATATCTCCAAGGTAGCCACTGGAACTAAACCTATTGATGTGGTTTCTACCACGTTATGCAATAACCTTAACGCCGACATGCTGGATGGGTTGCACAATACGGCTTTCGCAAGAGCAGACCAAAATCCCGCCGTTGACCTTAACACCGTTAATGGCAGAGGGATCATGACTAATGCAGCGAACGCCAATGCGACCACGGAGCGTCATTACCCGATAGCTCAGGCGGGTGTCTTGTTCTATGGGACGGCGGCGTACGGTTCAGCCAACCAGATATACGGGTCGTTCTCGTCTAACAGGTGGTTCGCCCGTGGAGGAGGCGGTAACGAATCTGCCACGGGAAACTCCGCTAACAAGACCAATTGGCGAGAGTTCGCCTTCACGGATAGTAATGTAGCGTCCGCTACCAAACTCCAGACTGCTCGAACTATTTGGGGACAGTCTTTCAACGGCACCGCTAATGTTAGAGGTAATATGAGTGACGTGGATCATATTTATATGAACAATAATAATAACTTTTTCATAAAAGACACCAATGGCAACGATATAAATGTTCTTGTTTTTAATGCCAACAATAGCCTACATATAGGTTATGGGGCGGCGGCTAATAATTACTTATTATGTTTAGAAGGAAACATAATTTTATTTAGGACTACTGCTTCTCATACCGAGAGAATGCGAATATCGGCCGACGGCAATGTCGGAATCGGGACATCATCCCCAGTAGATAGACTGGAAGTTGCAGGGGCTATTACGGCTAATGATATATATCCTAGAAGTAATAATTCTTATAGTGTTGGCTACTCATCAAGAAGGTTCTCAAATGGATATTTTACGCAAGGCGTATACGTTGGAAACGCTAATACTAGTGCTAATAGTAATAGCAATAATACTCTTGTTGGCAAAGGATACTTGGAATTGAATGGTACCACCCCCTATATCAACTTCCATCACGGTAATTCCTCGTCTGATTACACTTCACGACTTGTAACAACCTCGAACGACACGTTGAACTGCACTAGCAATTTCACGTCTAGCAAAAATATAAGAGCCACTGGTGATGTCGTGGCATATTCCACAGGGAACGCTCCAGCTCCATTTAAATACTGGTACCCATCGGTTGATACTAGTGGTAACCTTAGCTGGACGAACAGCACGTCAACGACAACGCCTACAACGAGGAACATCCGTGGGCCGCAAGGGGCTACCGGGCCACAGGGACCTAAAGGGGATACGGGGCCTAAAGGTGCTACCGGGGCAACAGGAGCGACTGGGCCACAAGGACCTGCGGGGCCTTCGTTCAATGGGGGGAATATAACAAATATGCTAAGTATTCGAAACAGCGGTTACCCAACACTAGAGCTATACCAAAGCACAAGCGTTTATTGGCGTATTTGTGCCAATACGTCAAACAATACTTTTTGCTTCAAAAAATGGGACACGATTGTCAGTTACATAAATGGCACTGGAGATTATGTAAAAAACTCAGATATGAGGCTTAAAAATCGGATATCTACAGTTAAAGATGTACTTGACAGGATAATGAGACTAGACGTATTCCGATATACATTGAAGTATGATCCGGATAAAACCGTATCTATAGGTTTATCTGCACAGCAGGTTAGTAACGAATTCCCCGAGATCGTCAGCAATGACGGTGATTATCTTGGAATATACTATGGTCAGATAGGGCCTATCGCTATTCAAGGTATCAAGGAGTTGTATCGTAATATGATAGATGTGGATAGATTTGTTCGCTCCACAAAGTCATGGATGACCGACAAGGACAAGCGCATAGCAGACCTTGAAGAAGAGGTGAAAGAGTTAAGAGAAGAGTTGAACAATTTAAAAGCGGCGTAAAATGGCTACATTACCGAATAACGATATATCAATAATGTTGGTGCGTAATGCATTAAATTGCCCAAGCACTGATCTTGGTACATTATGTGCCAAGGCAAAATCTGGAGGTAAAGGCGGGTATGCTTTTGAGATAGTAGAAAATGGCTACACGCAAGTCCATGGAAGAAATATTATTGATTCTGAAGGTTTACCTTCTTCCCACCCGTATTGGAATATATGGTGTAATAATTCCCCGGGCCAGTGGAAATTGGTTGATAGCCCATCTAAGCCTGTACGCTTTGAGCTAAAAAGAGATTCCTCTAATAAATATATTTTTAGTCTTGGGGGCTTCAGGGGGCACAACACCGACGCTTCAATCCCGATAATGCCAAATATAAAAAAGACGTTTGTACGGCACGGTACGTTGCCTATAAACACAGATATAGAACTCAAAGCCAATCTTGGCGATTACGATTGGTCTAAGATTAGCGGGGTAAATGGGTGCCAACTTTTTGTATACGATGGCAACTCAATATATTCTAGATCGGAAGTCAAGGCAATAACCCGTAATTCGCTTATGAGTATGGGTAAAATTCCGTTGATGATAAACACTACAAGTACATATACTAAAAAATATACTATTAAAATGGCTTTAGGTACTGCCGCTGGTATAGGCACGCCAACGGTTGATTTTAATATGCTTGGGGTATTGCCTGTATTCGGAGAGTTATCTATTACTGTCGCGGATGCTTCTCCAGCATATATAGCCGATGTGTATATAGAAAACTTTGCGCATGCTTTCCGTTTAACCGATGTCATAAATGAAAATCATGTCAACGGTACATACACAGGTCTAGGTGGTATAAGCGCTGATAACAGAAGGCTTGTTAGACTAAGATATGAGAAAGTAAGCAACGCTGATAATTCAATATTGGAGACTATAGATGTAACATCCGCTTTTAAGCCTACAGAAAGACCTCCTATGTTATCTGTATATCATGTCGGGGATACGGAGTCTTTTTATTTTGACCAGAATAGGATGTATAACTCACAAGGAACGCATATAGTTGTAACATTTTTTTATGAATAAACATTTTAAAAACTAAAGATTATGACATTACAAGAAGTAAAGACAGAGAGCGTAACAAAAATCATCAATGGTACTGGAGAAACTCTTGATATCAAGGAGAGCCGTGTTACGATAACGAGCGAGAACAAGGTATCCGAGGCGAACGGACAGGTTTATAACAAGCAAGCCGGTTATATCGGAAGCTATAACTACACCAGATTTGGTGGATTGAGCGTCAATGCAAATGATAGCACATTTACCGCTCTGCAAGTAAGCGGTGAGGTATTGAAATACATCGACGCTATCGAGAACCAAGTATCGGTAGTGATGAATTAATTATTTTTCCGGTCGTGTCATTCAGACGCGACCGGGCTACAAGTTGAATTATAACATAAAAAACATATGAAAAAGAAAGAAGCCATTGAATTGTACAAGGTGTTGAACGGATGCAAGCTGACCGGTATGGTGTCATCCTCGAAGATGACGGTGTTGAACAACCTTAGAAAATTGCGCCCCATATCGGAGACATACGAGGCTGATATAAAAGAAGCCATTGAGAAGTTTAAGCCGGAGGGCTTTGACGACCTGATGAAAAAGGTTCGTGGTCATAATGATTCCGTGAACACGGGCGGTAAGCCTGTGATGTCTGGGGATGAGCTGAGGGATGCGTCCTCGATCATCGAAGAGTACAACAAGGAGGTAAATGATTTTGTCGAGAAGATACTGGATGAGGATGCCGGGATTGAGTTAAATAAGCTTGACAATCCAGACTTGGAGAAGCTTTTGGACGCTAATGATATAGAGGCTAGCCAACTGGAGATAATCTATTCACGCTTGTCATGTAATTAATTACCCATGCAATATAGCCACAATCGTAGCTACCATATTGGGATCTTCGATGGTTAGGCGGTTAAGCCAAGAAGCATATTTTATTATTAAATGACTGTAATTATGAAAACTGTTAATTTCAAGAGGTTTTAGTTTTTACCTAATTGATAAATATTTTATATCATGGAGAGTATAAGGATAGGTAACGACATAAACATAGAATGGAGCATCCTTAGGAATGGTGATCCAGAGACACTGGAAGGTAAGGACTTGCGTGTCGTGATGACCAATGGTTACAGGAAGATGGAGGTAAAAGACCTCCACTTCCGGGATAACGTGATACGATTCACCTACCTAGGCAAAGACCAAGATTATAACGGAGTCTATACGCTGACCCTTATCGAGAACAAAGGGAAGGAGGGCATGTACACCGTAGATGCTTGCGATGCGTTCCGTCTTATCCCACGGTCGTGCTCCGTAGGTGGAGATACGGGATGCGGTAGCGTCAAGGTGACAACGGTAAGGCTAACGGGAGATATATCCGTTCCTGCCGTAGGAACCGGCGATTATGAAAGTATAACCAATAAACCACGGATCAACGGGGTTGAGTTGGTCGGGGATAAGTCCCTAGAGGAGTTAGGGATACCCATTCTACCTGATAATATCGTGACTGATGCAGATTACACGCATACGGATAACAACTTGACGGACGCTCTTTTAGAAAAGCTCGACGGATTGAGTAATTACGATGATACGGCGTTAAGAGAGGCTTTAACCTCCGAGATCAGCAGGGCAAAGGAGGTAGAGGAGGATCTTGACACGGCCATAAGGAAAGTGGCTTCCGATCTGTCCACGTTTATAACGGGAGATCCGGACGCGGACAATGTCATCAACAGATGGCAGGAGGTGGTGGAGTTCTTGTCCGGTATGACAGAGGATAAGGATATGGCCGGAGTGTTGCTGGATTTGAAAAAACAAATACTTGCGGAGGTCACGAGTATCTTGTCAGGTTATTACACGTCCGGACAGATTGACGATAGGTTTGTCGAGAAGATCAAAGGGAAGGGACTTAGCACAAACGACCTTACGGATGAGCTGTTATCTAAGATCAACGGCTTATCCAACTATGATGATGAATGGGTCAGGAGTGAGATCGCCTCTATCAAGGCGGATATCGACACGTTATTGGGTGATGGAGCGAGCGACGCTATAGATACTTTCCATGAGATCGAGCTTTTTTTGCAGGGTATTACGGATAAGGAAACCCTAACCGGTCTTCTCAATGACTTGCGTGCGGAGATAACGGCTTTGATCCCAACCAAGACATCCCAGTTAACAAATGACGATCACATCGTAAAGGACGCTAATTACGTCCATACGGACAATAATTATACAGACGAAGATAAGGGTAAGTTGGATGGATTGGATAATTACGACGATACGGGTATCCGGAATCTGGTCACCGGTCTAAGGACGGGCGTTGATAAGTTAAAGCCCGTTGTCACCTCCACCCCGTCTAGCGGTCAGATAACCATAACGCCGGACAAGGCCAAAAACGAAGATCCGGACGTGTCGATAACGCTGAAGACCAAGGGGGACAAGGATAAGTCGCTGATGGCCGACGGCAAGTACCGCAAGCTGCCCGTGTACGGGAGGAACCTGTTGCTGGGATCGGGTAAAGAGGTTAGCAACTCGAATTACAATATCGCTAATTATTGGTTGGCAGAACAGATACCAGAAGGGACACAAGTAACTGTTACTATATGGGGAGAATTAGGAGAAGATAGAACTGGATTTAAACTGTTTAATAGCGGAGAAAATGTAACAGCTAATGGTGGTTTCCACGGTGATACAAATGAAGCTTTTATAGTACTGGACGAGGGTGTTGGAAAAACAACATTTAATTGGTCTACAACTGATAAAAATTCAGGATCTATTGCACCTAACACTTACTTAAGAATATATGCTTTCCCTTATAAAAGTACTCCTAATACAACCTCCACCATCCATAAGATTAAACTTGAATATGGTGACATCTCGACCGAGTGGACCCCCGCTTGGGAGGACATCCCGGATATAGAGGAGCGGTACGCCTACGGTGTAGAGTGGGACATGGCTTCGTCAAGCCCGGACGGGAAGCGTGTGGGGAATATGCAATTGCATAGGGAGTTGCCGGTGCAAAACAGGATGAGAAGGTGTATTCTTGACACAAATGGGGGGATTCCTGCATATGATACGGAAGTTCTTACAGGAGAATATTCAAACCCATCTGTTTTTTCTGCTATGGTTGAAATCCCAGATCATTGGTATAAAATATATATCCAAGGTACTAAATTTAGGGTGATGTTGTCGGCTATGCCATTACCCGGGTATAACCACATTGATAAATTCTATATATCTACCACGGAAGCTCGTATTTCCCGATCTAATTTGATTCTGTTTAGCTCTTATGGTGTTGGTTCTTCCGATACAAACGTGCGTGGTGGAGACAACACAGCCGAATGGGATGGCACCTACCGTTCCTTGTTAGGGTGTCCCGTCACCAACCTCACCCGAGACCAATTCCGGCAAGCCGCGAGGAAAAGAGGCAGCGGATGGGAAATGTATACCTACAACGCCCACAAGATCCTGTTCTGGCTATTCGCCGTCGAGTACGCCACGCTGGACAGCCAGAAGCCTTTCAACGCCCAGAAGGACGCTAACGGTTTCGCCCAAGGTGGCCTAGGTCCGGGACCGAAGCAAATGACGGATTGGACTAACTTCAATAACTTAAACCCCCTTATCCCATGCGGCTATACCAACGAGTTCGGGAACGGCTCGGGAGAGAAGGCATATGTGGTGAAGAACGCTTCCGGCGGTACTCATGCCACATTGATGGCTAACAGGTATCGTGGCATAGAGAATCCGTTCGGCCATATATGGAAATACACTGACGGGGCCAATATACAGGTCACCACGGGTGATTCCGGATTGTCTATCTTATGGACTACCGATGACCCGTCGAATTTCAGCGACACCTCTTACACCGGCTATGACAAGAAGGGCAATATCTGCCGTACAAACGGTTATGCCAAGAAGATGTTGCTTGGGGAAGATGGCGATATAGTGGCCACGGAGGTCGGCGGTAGCTCCTCTACCTACTGGTGCGACTACTACTACACCTACACATCGGCTAACCGCATGCAGGTGGTGCTGGTTGGCGGTCGCGCGGACAACGGGTCGAATGCGGGCCTCGCTTACGTGGATACGCATCTTGCGCCTTCCGGTGCGTATCGTAACCTCGGTTCGCGCCTTTGCTTTTTCCCCGAATATCGTAAAACGTCGGCGTAGCCGCACGTCTCACGTCGGGAATTTTTTTGTATAACGATTAAATAACAAGACATGAAAAGAACATATAGCGACACTATACCGATCACTATAGAAAAGGACGGTGACGGATCCTACCTTTACCGGTGGGACGTTAGAGAGGAGACAAGGGAGATGGGTGACGATATGGCCCTCGTGATCTCCTATAGTTACAACGAGGTCATGGTATGGCCCACGTTGACTGCCAACAAGATATTGGAGGCCTGTATCAATGCCCTATGGGACAAGGACGTGGAGCAAAAGAAGCTGAACGACTACAACGCCGCCCAGCTAGGCATACTGGACTTGTCATACGTGGAGTCTTATAAGACGTTCCTTAACGAGAGGAAGGCGTTGAAAGACCGTGTGGATAGCGATTTCGCCGAGTGGGAGGCGGCGAGAGAGGAGGAGAGCGTAGTGGTTTTATAACTAAATAAAAAAGGATCGGAAGAATGGAGTTTTTTAAGATGATTTGCAGTATGAGGGAGCTACTGACTGTAGTCGTGTTTGAGATGTTCATCGTTATGGTGGCGATGGGGTGGGATTTCGCCTCGGGTTATTACAAGGCTAAATTGAGGGGCGAGGAGCGTAATTCGTATGGCATGCGTAGGACGGTCAGTAAGTTCATACTTTACGCTGGTAGCGTATGTATAGCGTGCGGGATAGACTCGGTTTGCTACGTGTGTCGGTTCTGGGAATTTATCCATCTGCCTTTCTTGACCAATGCCCCGGTCGTATCCTCGATAGTGACCGTATTTATCTTGATAACGGAGGTTAGGTCTATCTGGGAGAAGGCAGACGCTAAACAAAGGAGGCAGGCGATTAAGACAGCCGACATGATCGGTAAGGTTGTAACGCAAAAGGTTTTGGAGGACGCTTTGACAAACGCTTTATCCAATGCCATGAATAAAAAGAAGAAAGGAGAGTAAAATATGGGGAAAAATAATTTACCTCGTGGGTATCGGAACAACAACCCGGGAAACATCCGGATCAACGGAGACTTGTTCCAAGGTGAGATACGTCCGAGCAAGGACAAGTCATTTAAACAATTCGAAACGATGGCTTATGGCTATCGGGCGATCTTTAAGATCCTGTCGAACTACTATAACAACTATAAGCTTGACACGATTCGCAAGATGATAGGAAGATGGGCGCCTCCGGAGGAGAACCATACCGAAAAGTATATCCAGTTTGTATCAGATTACGCCGGTATCCCGGCTGATGATCCTATCAACATCAACGATCGTGAGCAGATGATCCGGATCGTGGGCGGGATGAGCAAGGTGGAGAATGGTAGGGAGGCTGATATGTCGGATGTTATTGCGGGGTGGAATCTGTTATGAGAGCATGGCAGGTTATATTAATACTAGTGTGCTTGGTAGCCAGTTTCACGGCTGGCTACCATATCCGGGGGGATGTGGCTAGTGATTCGATATCCAAGACCGGCAAGTTTACCAAGGTGGATACGATACATGACAGCATCCCGTACCCGGTCTATGAGACACTGGTACAAACAATACCTGAGCCGTTCCCTGTTTATATCACGTTGGACGGTGACACGGTAAAGGAACCTGTATATGTTCCGGTACCCATAACCAGCAAGGAGTACAAGACAGATGATTACCGACTTTCAATTTCGGGTTACAAGCCTAATCTTGATTACATCGAGGTTTATAGAAGGACTGAGTATATAACCAAGACGATCAACCCACGTAGATGGGGAATCGGAGCGATAGCCGGTTATGGAATCGGTAAACACGGGTTGTCTCCCTATGTCGGGATAGGCGGGTTCTATAGGATTTGGTGAGGCTTCCGTGGCTCACACCCGGGAAACCTCTGATAATAGAATGAATGCGTTATATGAATAACAAGGGCTGACGTTTTTTTGTTCATGATAATTTATATTAGTTTGATGGTGACTTCGTGAGAACGAACCGGAAAGGGAAGATAAAGAAAAAGAATCTTCCCTAAATAATCGGATCGGAAGTTTGATTATTTTTTCATGCCACGCACGACGGGAAGATTCTTGTATGTCTTTCTGCCGTGCATTTTTTGTGCCCGGCTTTGATAGTAAAACAAACCACGAAATAAAAAGTTTATGAATAAGGTGGAAATTTTTTACAAAAAAGTGATAGAGGCAGTCTGCAAGGAGTGCGGGACCGATCCGGTAATGATGTTTAGCAACAACAAGGAGAGGAACGTTGACGCTAGGGGAGTGGCTATAACCACACTGGCCGATCTCAAGTTGAGCGACAATATCATATCCGATCTGACTGGAATGACGAGGCAAGCCGTCAACCGGATGCGTAACTTGTACCCGGACAGGATAAGGAGGAGTTATTTCCTGAGAGGAGTATTAGAAAGCGTGAAGGAAAAATTAGCTATAGAAATCCTCTATATTCGTGAACTTTTTTGATCTTAAAATAGTTGTATATACGAAATAGTGGAAAAATAGTTATCGTTTTGTTTGGAGATAGTAGAATTATAGTTACCTTTGCCCCTATCAAACCTTCGTTGTTTGTTATCTTTTTTTATAATTAAAAAAGAAAGGAGGCCAAATGGTAATGAGAGTCAAGGATGTTATATCCTTACTTGAAGAAAACGGATGGCGTTTTGTCCGGATGCGTGGAGATCATAGGATTTACTATAGGAAAGGAGCCAGAAGACCCATAGTAATTCCGGGTAATCTCAACGATGATCTAAAGGAAGGGACGTTGAATTCCGTTTTAAGGGAGGCAGGACTTAAATAGTCCTGCTGATGCCGCCTCCAGAAAACTTTTGAATTAATACATGAAAAACATAAGAAGAAAAAAAGACAAAAATGTATGCACACACTAAGAGTTATCATTGAACGGGCCGACAATAATTACTCGGCTTATATTGATGGTTTGGATGGTATAATAGCTACCGGTAAAACTATTGATGAGATAAAAATGGGTATGATAGAATCTATTGATACCTTTGTTTCGGAATGTGAGGAGCTAGGCTGTGATATTCCGGAAGAGTTGCAAGGTGATTACGAGTTGGTGTTTAAAATGGATGTACGGTCATTGTTGGAGTTTTATTCTGGCATATTTTCAAAGGCTGGTTTAGAACGTATTACAGGGATAAATCAAAAACAACTATGGCATTATGCTTCTGGAGGGAGAAATCCTAGACCCGAACAAAGCTTAAAATTGGAAAAAGCCTTGCATAAATTAGGAGAAGAGCTCCTTTCCATATCATTATAAAGCCTCCCTTAAAAGGTAAAAGCGTCGTCAATACAAATTGGCGGCGCTTTTTTTGTCTCATCCCCTTCCGCAAAGAACTAGCAACAACCTCGCAACAAGCTAGCAAGGAGATATTTATTTAGCAAAGCCCTTCTCATGATTTTTGTCGTGTCCGGTAATGGTGCCGGATTAACGACAAAAATTAAAGATAATGGATAGAAATTATTTTATCGGTACTCCCGAAGGAGGCAATTCCGGTGGAAGTAAGTTTGACATCATGGCCTTTCTCCCGAGCTTGATGGGCGGTGGTGGAAAATCATTGGACCCCAATTTGGTAGCGGCTTTGATGAACAATAAGGGCAATCAAGACGCTTGGGGCGGTGGTGGTTGCTGGTGGATCTGGATCATCCTCCTGTTCTTCGTATGGGGAGGCTGGGGTGGCAACGGCTTCGGCAACAACGGGGCTAACGGATTACCGGCTCAATTGAACAATGACGCTGGTCGTGAATTGTTGATGAACGCTATCCAAGGAAACGGAACGGCTATCAGCCAATTGTCATCTTCCTTGAATTGCTCTACCCAGCAATTACAAAACGCTATCTGCCAGATCCAAGGACAGATCCAGAGCGTGGGTAACCAAGTAGGCATGAGTTCTCAACAAATCATTAATGCCGTCCAAAGTGGTAACAATCAATTATTGAGCCAGATCGCCGAGTGCTGCTGCACGGTTAACAACAACATCACTAAGATGGGCTACGAGAACCAATTGGCTAGCTGCAACCAGACAAACACGCTGGTGAATACGATGAACAACAACACGTTGACTCTCCGTGACTCAGGTCTGCAGAACACCCGTGATATCATCAACGAGGTTCGTGATTTCAAGAACTTGTATCAACAAGACAAGATGGATCGCTTGACGGCGGAGAACCTAGCCTTGAAAGGACAGATCTCCCAAAGCAACCAGAACGCCTATTTCGCCGCTACTCTACAGGCGCAGACCGCCCCTCTAGGTAACGCCTTGGGTGATTTGAGCTCAAGATTGGCCAAGATCGAGTGTAACCAGCCGGAGGTGGCAAAGGTTCCTTACTCCCCCGTGGTAGGCATACCCACTTGCGTGGCCGCCCAGTACGGATTAGGCCTAGGTCTCGGTAACTGGGGAAACTTCGGCAACGGATGGGGATAATGAGTTAATAACCTAAAAATAAAGAGTTATGGCATTCATTAGTCCTTTCATAATGGCGAACAAGAACGGTATCCCACGTTTGGAGAGCACGGGCGTTACGGTCGGGACGACCAACGTTCGTTTCTCCTTCCGCAATCACCCGTTCCTGTCAGCCCCGTTTAGCGGGTTGATCTTGTTTCGTCTGGCCCAGCCTATCCCGGCTGGTACTACCGGGACATTGCCGGTAGTGTTTGACACGAACGGCTCCACGCAGGCGCTAACGACCATTAACGGCGCAGATGTCACGGCATCCGATATAACCGGCACCGGAATCTACTTGTGTTACTATGAGTCGGGCAATAATACGCTCCAGATAATGACGGGAGTGGTGTGAGAGAGTATCAACGAGAGACCGGAGCGATCCGGCTCTCATAAAAACCAAGAAATATGTTCAAGAATCAGAGACAAGGGAATCCTTTATATATCCTTCATAAGGGGAATACGCCGTTTTGTGAGGTTGGAAGCATAGTCAGCGTGTCCCCTCCGAGACCGGAGAATCCAAATTTCAATATGTATGGTCCGCAAGCTAAAATCGTGGTGGACATAAAGGCCAAGGTAGGTGAGGACAACGTCAGCTTCTCCAACGTCTTGTCCGACGTCACCATTACGGATTACCCCACTACAAACGGGGAGAAACTGGTTGTGTCATGCGATCTAGGTGCCCTGAATACGGAGATCAACGCCATGATGCAGCAAAGCCGACAGGCACTTGACAGCATCGATTACCATAAATCCGTGATTGGGGGGTGCGAGAAGATGCTGGTAATACTGAACCCTGAGTTTGCCCGGGAGAAGGAGAGGGAGAGTGAGATCGCTAACATGAGAAACGAGATGTCCGATCTGAAGGAGGCTAACGCAAGGTTGGTTGCCATGATGGAGCAACTTGTCGGTTCCGTGAACGGTAATAATAACAAGAATAAAAAAACAGAGTGATATGGGAACATATAGCAGAAAACTGAGAGAGCTGATCGAGGAATTCGACGCCATGGAAGACGAGGATATGTTGGAACTGGCGAAGGAGGCCTATAAGCTTGGCTGTAAGGAAGGAAAGCGGAAGGCCATGGAAGGCTATGGCAACCGTATGGAGGAAGACGATGACGATGAGTTCGAGGACGACGACGAGTTCCGTGAGATGTGGGAACGTGGCGGCTACGGCAACCGTGGCGGCGGTCGTGGATCATCTGGGGGAGGCTATGGCAATCGCCGTGGGGTGCCGGGCACCGGACGCTACTCGAGACGATATCGTAGATAACCATGAGGGGGGACCGGTTTCCCCCTCCTAAAAAACAGAGGAATATGAGACTAGATATGTATGATGATTTCCCTTCCGGGATGCGATCCTACCTGAAGGCGTATGGCTGGCATTTTTCCAAGGCCATGTGCGATTGGGCCGTATCCATGATGGAGAAGGAGGACGGAAACGGGAAGAAGGTCAAGATAACCCCTTTCACGAAGGAACAGGTGGATGAGATGCTGAAGAAGTATAGCGTTGACGTGAAGAAAAAGGGTGGATACGATTATGTTTACGCCGCCAACATGTGCAAGGCCGATTACCTTGGCTCCTCCGTGCCTAACGAGCAGTACGCCGCTCTTTATGTCAAGAACGTCTGCGAAGATCCGGACGCTTACGACGGGATAGTGTTCACCCGGTTCTACGCTGATTGCATCGGGTCCGGCACGCCTATAATCTGGGAGGAGATGATGTGATGGGAGGCTGGGGCTACATACTGAGGATCTTGAAGGGAGAGTCCCCCAAGGACGTGCTGGCGAGTATGCCGGAGAAGGATTTTGACAAGGTATCCGAGGTGGTGGGCAATCTCAAGGCAACCAATCTCACCCGGCAACAAAGGAGGAGGATAGAGCGGGAGTTCAAGACGGTAAGGAGATGATACGACGGGATTACCATATCAAGAGATACGATTGGGTGATCCACGTGCTGTATAACGTCACCTGCCCGAGGACATCCGATATCATAGCCCTATTGAGGAGGGTCGGTTGCCCGGAAAGCAAGATACGGGAGGCTTATGGCAACGTAGGCTCCTGCAAGCTGGACGTGGGACTGACCTATTCTAATTACCGCAGCCGGGAATCCGTCATGGTGATAGGCCGGACCTCGTCCTATAGGGAGTTCGCTAATTCCCTGTTCCATGAGTGCCGCCATTTGACGGATCATATGTCCTTGGCCTTGGATATGGAGATAGGAGGGGAGCCTATCGCTTACTTGGCTGGCGATATAGGAGCCTTGATGTCCGATGAGATAAGGATGTTCATCTGCGATTGCCATTGTCACAGGAACGATATAAACGATGAGTTATGGGAAAGAAAAAAGAAGATAAAAAGAAAAAGGAATCCGTAAGACGGGAGATAGACCGCCTCACGGATTCCTTGGATTTCGAGCCTATCAACTTCCATGAGGTGATGGCCCGGATACGGCACTTGATGTGCCTGTTATGATGACATGTGTTTTTTTACTATATCCATCTTACTGAAAGACATGGATAGAATCCGCATCGCATCATTCTTTACACTAGTCAATACCTCCACGTTGTCTTCAAACGGGTTCAACGATCTTATGACAGAGACAATATCCCGCATACAATAGCAAACCAACAATACGTACGATCCCATGACCTCTGAATTGTTCTGTTCAGCGGCCTTATGCAATACTTTGTCTGCGAATCCCATCTTAACCATATTACCGTTATCATCTTTTTGATACATAGGGATATCAACTCCCATTTTGACCTTGATAAAATCAGTTATGGAAAAATTAGCCTTTGCTTGTAGGCATCCGTAGAGCCTCTCCAAGTCTTTCGGGCTGGTCTCTTGAACGATATCAGTCCAATCGTCACAGACCAACTCCCTTATGACTGAGTAAGGCTCAAGCCTGTCATTGGGGATATCGATGACCTTAACGCTCCCATCCTCGTTATAGTCATCGCTATCGCCGCCATATTCATTAACGCTCTCGATACGTTTCGAGGAAGCGTAATATTTCCAGTTCCCATCAAACTCTATCAGGTATTCATCCAGTGTTCTTATCCATCCCTTCAGCTTGTATATGGATTGATGCAGATACATTTCCCACAAGCATGTATCATAAAAAAGATCAATGTAATATCGGCTATTCTCATCATCCTTATGACGAAAAGTACGGGGTGCGGATACGATTCTCGCCATATCCAAATTCCCTAACACCTTATTGAAAAAGTTGGCCAATAAACTGTCATCATCTATGCGTGATAACAGCTCATAAAAAGGTTTATCTCTCATTAGGCTGAAATTTTAAGGTTATACAAATCAAGGATGAACTTCTTCCCGGCCTCCGTCCAATACATATGCTGGCGTGTCTTTATCTCACCATTGCTATCCGTATATGGATGTGGCTTGTGAAAGGTAAGCCCCTTGTCCCTGTATTTAGAGTAAAGAAAGTATGTGCCGCTTTCCTTGTATTGCACGCCCCACTCGCAAAGCAGCTTGTTTAATTTGATGTCGGAGATACCGAGGCATGAAGCTATCATATTAACCGTTAGATAACCCTTGGACGAAAGAACCTTGTCGCAATATTCCGCTTTTGGTGCGGATATCCTTAATTCTTGCGCTTGCAGCTCTATCGTGGCTTGTTTATGCTCATTCTCGATCTCAAGCGTTTTTAGCCGTTCCTCTTTCCTTAATAGAGTGGCTTGCGCTATGGTCAATGCCCGTGCCATGATCTCCTCCGGGGTATCCTCCGGTTTGGCGACCATGTAACCTCCGGTCTTGCGGATTGAAGGGAGAACCTCGTGTGTTATCCAACGAGAGAAGGGTCTAGCTTTTGGGCTATCGCTTTTTAATACCGCATCATACATCCCG